CGTCACGCTAGAAACGACGTATGCAGCTGCCGTGCAGCTGTTTGTGAACGGACTGAGCTGGTCGATCGTTCAGCGTGACACAGTTCCAGTTTACGATAAAGATGGAAATCCAACAGGAGAAACAAAGGAACAAGTTCAGGAATGGGACAATTCAGATTATAATGTAGCGGGTTCTATTACGGACAATAGGAATGGCACATACACTTGTAAAATGGGTAAAAAGACTCAACTCGAAACAGAGCAAGAGCTAAGGAAAGATGCGGAAACCGCCGCTAAGATTCTATTAGGAGAAGAAGAATGACATATACAGAAAGAGCTAGAGCATTACGTCCGTATATTGAAAAAGCAGCTATTAGTCTAACTGACGAGGACGCACTACAGGCAGTAGAGCTATTCCCACAGTGGGTAGTAGGGCATACTTATGTGGTAGATGAGCGGCTACAATATAATGGCGTATTATATCGCGTGGTTCAGGCGCATACCTCACAGGCAGACTGGACACCTGATATTACACCGGCGCTGTTCGTAGTCGTTTCACTGGATGAATGGCCTGAATTTGTGCAACCTACTGGTGCGCATGATGCTTACAAAAAGGGTGACAAGGTGACGTTCAATGGAAAGCATTACATTAGCTTGATTGACGCGAATGTATATTCACCAGCGGCATATCCGGCTGGTTGGCAGGAACAGGTATAATGTCAAGAATAAACAGGATGGAAGCGATATATGAGCTTTTTAACAGCAGATGGCGGGCTACTTATGCGTGACGGAAAATTGCCGTAAACGGCTAAAGGAGCAATAGCATGGAAAAAACGTGCGAATATGCCTACCGCAAGAACGGCGATGTCAGCCTGCATTGCCGGTATCTGACGGAGAAGAAGGCTCGACACGACTGGTGTGCACATCAGTATCTGTGTGGCAGAACAAAAAAGTGGGAAGTTTCTGCCGAATCTTCCCACTGTAAAATCAAAACCTAGCGTACACTCACTGAAACCATACGATCTGGAAGGAGTTGTGAAAAGTATGGACAGAATTCAAATCACGAAGGAAAATCTCATGCAGATGCCGGACTATGTGCCGCTGCGCGAGAAAATGCAGTTCGTTAAGGAAGCGGCAGACTTGTGCTTCGACCGCATAGAACTGAAAATCGATAAGGGGTTGGACAGCGTTCCCATGCCTCCCATGTATAAGGAAAACACGGCGATCAAGAGCCGCGTCCTTATGGCGGCATATGCAAAGCTCTATTTTGGTGAACCATATGAGTTCGAGAAGAATCAGTGGCTTATGACAGAACCAGAATATGACCGATTTGCATCAAGCCACATTATGAACCAGCTTGAACGCCTGAAACGCTGCGACGGCGAAGTCAGGGACAAGGCGTTTGACGCGATTTCGGATATGCGTGACCTTGAAAAGCGTCTGAACACCGAAATCTACGGACTGACGCAGGTCATGAATGAACCAGTCACGCGCATCATCATGGCCTTGCAGCAACAGACCACACCAGAGGCGGTCAGCGGCGCACTGAACGAGCTAAAAGACGCACAGAAGGCATTCGCCGACTACATGGCAACGAGGCAGAAACAGCAGGAGGAAGCCTGATATGGCGGTATCGGTCAATTCGGACTCTTATCCCTATGAAAGAATTCAGCCGGGTTTCAACAGGCTTCGCGGCACTGAAGAAATCCCAATTAAGATACTGAAATATCTGATGGACTTGCCTTTGCCCGGTTACATGCCAAAGGATGACAACGACCACGCCCGTGTCCGGCTGATGAAATATCTCTGGTACGATGGTGCGAATCCGCTTGCAAACCCGCTTCCAACTCCGCAAGAAAAACTTTCCATGCTTTTTGACGGAGATAATCCAGTTCTGAACACAGCGGAAGACAAGCAACGGCACCCGAAGGGATACCGCATATACCCACAAAGAGTTTGGGGGCAGAGCGATACAGAAGCGGACACGATACTGAAACTCTATATGGGAAGAACCATTGCAAAAGACAATTTCCATACGGTTCTCGGTTTGCAGTTTGAAATCCTTGTAAATGTCAACATGGAGAACACCACGCGGACAGACGCATATTCCAGAGCCTACAGTATCGAGCAGTGCATCATCGAAGCACTTCACGGAGTAAACATCACCGGAATCGGCGTCATTGACTTCGACCGGTACACACACACCGACAATGGAAGCAAGAGTATATTCGACTACGGAAATCATATTGGCCGCATGCCGCACATGAGCGTGGAGTGGTGTGACTCCGAAATGGATATACCTGAATAGAAAAATATTTGACCCGCGCCGAAAGAGCGGCGCGGAAGAGCCGAAGAGGGCTATCGACACATTGGATTGTGCCGGTAGCCCTCTTTTTTGCTTAACACGGCAATCAGAAAGGCGAGGAAATAAAAAATGCAAGACCTTTCTCTTGAAATGGCAAAAGCTGTTCGGCGGTTTGAACCTATCGAAACCGAAGGCTTGACCCTATATCCAATCCAAGTCAAGGACATTGATGAATTCACAACAGCACGACCCGCAATCGAGTTTATGCAGCAGAGTCTCCCTGTGACGATGCTTTCAAAGCCTCTTTTGCAGTCGTACTACACATTGGAACTTGACGCGGCAAAAACCGGACAGCCCGGAAGCGGGCTTTTCTACAAGTGCATTCTGTTTCTTTTACTCGCAATGCGAGTAGGAAACGGCCTACCAGCCGAAAAACGGATAGAACTTGTAGACCTTGAGTTGCAAGCAAATGACCCAACACGGCTGAAAAGTGTGCTTATTTTTGTGAATGGGGAAGTGAAAAGGATTACCCCCATGCAGTTTCAGCGTCTGCGACCAATTTTAGCGGCTCAGAACGGCATTGAACTTGTTTCAGAGAACGCTAACCCTGAGTTGGTTCAGGCAGAACGCGACCTTGCAGAAATGAACGCACCGAAGCTGCAATACCGCGTAGAGACGCTGAAAGCAACAATCGCTACTTTTTCGGGGGCCGACGAAGCGGACATGGAAGAATGGCCAATCTTAAAGCTTCTGCTGCGGCGAGATGCGGTTCAACGACTCGTTGGGTACATCACCTGTAGCTTTGCAGAGGCGCAGGGCGGAAAGTGGAAGCATGGAAACCCGTTCCCAAGTCCTCTGTATGACCGTGAAATCGACTACTGCGGCGGACTCATTGATATGTCAACGTTCGCCGGCGGCGCTGGTATGCGGGCTGTCCAAAATGCAGGAAACCAGACCACATAATACACACAAACATCTTTTTGAAACACACACAAAGGAGTGACAAAAGAATGATTCGATTTACTGACTCCCGCCTTTACGCAAAGGGCATCGGCGAAGCGATCTGCACTGACAAGACGACCGGTCAGATTCTCTACTTCTCCAACAAGTTCCAGACTGGCAATGTCACGCCGAGCGTCACCATTGGTGAAATCCGCGCCGGCCTCGGAAACGCTATTGCTACCACGCTCCCGTCCGACGCTTCTGTCAACGTCGAATTTACGGCTGCCGACTTCAACCTGTGGGCAAAGGCCGCTCAGATGGGTGCGATGCTCCGTCACAACGCTCCGGTCATGGTTTGCCAGACCGTTACTGCGAACGGCACGGCGCTTTCCATCGACATCACCGAGGGTACGCCTGTCGCACAGAAGGGCTTCTCCAAGATCTTCTGCTATGTACAAGAGGTCAATGCTGCTTCTCCGATTGCGACCGGCGGCGTTTCTTACGACCTGAACCCGACTACCGGTGCAGTCACTGGATTTACCGCGACGTCCGGCAAGACCTACAAGGTCTTCTACTTCGTCAACAAGGCCACTGCACAGATCGCGACCATCACCACGGCAATGGACCCGAAGGTCGTTCATTTCATCGCGACCGTTGCGGTCTTCTCCACTGCTTCCGGCTCCGCACAGAACGAGGGCACTCGCGTCGGCACGCTCTACATCATCATTCCGTCCCTGAAGTTTGGTGCGAACGGCGGTGTTACCGGCGATCAGACCAGCAACGATACCACGTCCCTGTCTGGTCAGGCAATCGCGTATGACCCCGATGTTATCACCGATGGCTGCGACGAATGCACGGGTGCAGGCAGCGACCTTGCGTACTACATCTACCAGCCGTGCGGCTCCGGTGTTGAGGAAATCGAGGGTATCGTTGCCAGCATCGGCGGCATTTCCCTCAAGGCATCCAGCAACTATCAGATGCAGCCGCGCATTGCCATGAAGAACGGCGAACTGGTCAAGGGTGACGCTGCTACCTTCACCTACACCGCGACCGGCGCACCATCCGGCACGACTGTCGGCGAGAAGACCGGCCTGATTACCGCAGGCACGACCGCTGGTGATTTCACCATTGAGGTCAGCTACGCAGCTGGTGAATCCACTTTCAAGGACACCTGCGAAGTTGAAGTTACTTCGACCTAAAAAAACTGCGTCCCGGAGGGGAGAAATCCTCTCCGGGAAATGCGCGAGTCCATCATTTAGAACATGGCGGATTGGCGCATTTTTCACATTCAGGAGGCAGATATGTCGATTGAAAGTTTTGTGAACAGGTTCAACGCGGCACTCGATGAGTCCATCCGCAAGGCGATGGAAGGGCCTGTAACGGATAGCGTAAAGGCCGCAATCGTCGAGGCTGTGCAGACGGAAGTCTATGACGCTTATGAGCGAGGCGACTACATGCCGTATGTGCGTCGTGACGAAGTTGGAAAACCGGGCGGTCTCCAAGATTGGAGCGTTATGGAGTCGAAATACGACCCATCGACTATGACGTTGGAGGTTCAGGACAAGAGCCGGGACGATGATACTGGGCGTTTGATTGCGCCGGTTGTAGAAAGCGGCAAGGGCTATCAATGGAAGAAGTCAGAGATTTACAAGTCGAAACAGGCACGTCCCTTCCACGAAGAAGCGCAACGAATTGTGATGCGCGAAAACTTAATGTCTGACGCGCTCCGATATCAGCTTAAAGAAGATGGATTTGACCCGAAGTAACAGGAGGAAGATACAATGGCAGATTTTGAGAAGGTTCAACTTCAAGTAGAAGTCGTTCGGACGCAGCTTGATTCGCTGATTAAGGACGTAAATAACTTGAAGGCTCAGAAACTGAATTTCACCGTTGATTCCTCTGGGCTTGAAGCAATTAACCGTTTTAATAGCTCCGTGCAGGCCATGACACAAAATGTTGATGGGCTGAGTGGAAAATTCACGCGTATATGGGCAGGCGCGGCGGACGGCGCACCGACCCGAACGATTGAAACCGTCAACGAGGGGCTTGGCCGGACTACTGAGATTATTCGGACTCTGGACGAAGAAACGCAGCAATACACGACGGTTCAGACAAAGGCAACTACCAACTACGATGCGATGGCAAAAGCGGCGCAGAAAGCCGCTGAAAAGGCCGAAAAGGCCGCGAAGGAACAGGCAAAAGAAACCGAGAACGCCGCATCCAAGGTCGATACACTCCGCAAAGGCTTCGCCGACCTCGGCTTGCAGATGAAATCCGCAGCAGAGAAATATCCAACCGGTACATTCTCTGAAATAGAATCCGACGCAAAACAGGCGAGTGCTGCACTCGAAAACCTGTATAGCAGCTGGAAAAGCGGTGCTATCAGCGATAAGGAATTTGTCGCTGGTGTAAAGGACGCTTCTGGTTCGCTGAAAAACCTTCGTGCAAACTACGCGCAGACCCGCAACGAAACGGACAAACTCACGAACTCTACCAACGTGCTTGGCGATACATTCGGCCACATTGTCGGTAAAATCACCATCTGGCAGGTCGTAAATGCGGCTGTTGCAAAGGTAAAGCGGTCGTTTACTGAAGCCATCGATACGATGAAACAGGTCGATACGGAAATGACGGCTATCCAGAAGGTTACTGGCAACACTGCCGCCGAAATGGAGAAACTGGGCAATACAGCGTATGAGGCTGCATCCAAATACGGCGTTGCGGTCACAGACTATCTGGAATCCGTCGGAACGTTTGCCAAAGCCGGCTATAAGGATATGTCGGAAGACATGGCCGAGCTTGCGACGAAGACACAGCTTGTTGGCGATGTGACTTCCAGTATTGCGAACCAATTCATCCTTTCCGCTGATGCTGCTTTCAAATTTGAAGGCAATGTTACTGCCCTCAATACCGTTCTCGACAAGGCTAATGAGATCGAAAACAACTATGCCACTTCCATTCAGAAGATGGCAGAAGGATTTCCGATTGTTGCGAACGTTGCATCGATGGCGAATATGTCCATTGATGAATTGATGGCGGCACTCGGTACAATTACTGCGGTCACGCAGGAATCCGGTACGAAGGCAGCTACCGCTCTCCGCGCACTGATTCTGAATATCATCGGAGATACCGAAACGGAAATCGAAGACGGCGTTGCGTGGACGAAGGAAGAAATCGAAAGTCTAAACGACGCACTCTGGATTTACGCAGAAGACGCGATGAAAGCCGCGCAGGCATCTGGCAAAATCGTTGACCCAATGAAAGCCATTGCGGCTCTTTCTCAAGCATATAAGGACGGCCTTCTTTCCCAAGCAGAATTGGCTGAATTGGAATCCAAACTTGGCGGCAAACTCCGTACAAACCAGCTTGACGCGCTCATCAAGAACTATGATATGTACGCCGCAATGCTGGACAAGGTAGCGAACTCCGCCGGCAGTGCCGACAAGGAAGTCGACATTATGCTGACGAGCTGGGATGCCAAGGCAAAAATCCTCAATAACACATGGACGAAGTTCATCGCCGATACGGTTGATTCCAACTGGGCGAAGGGCTTCCTCGATACACTCACTTGGCTGATTGACGGTTTCGGGAATCTTGGAAACGCAATCCTTATTGTTGCCGGTATCTTGGCAACGATAAAGATGCCGTCAATCATCTCAACGTTCTCAAAGTTCGGAGCAGGAATTTCAGCTCTGGCTCAAAAATTCGTACTGCTTACTACCAACACGACGGCCTATAAACTGGTTACTGATGCCACTGTTACATCTGTAAGTGCGATGCAGGCAGCAATGGGCGCTCTGACAGCGGTTATTGCAATCGTCACTGTGGCCTATAACAAAATCAAAGCTGCACAGGAAGAAACACGACAGGCAGCTATCGACGCAGGCGAAGCCTCAACGACAGAAGCAAAAGAAATCGTATCTTTATATCAGAATTATGAAGACCTCCGAAAAGCGGTTGAAGATGGAACGGGTTCAAAGACCGAGTTCATCGATGCATCTGATAGACTGATTGACAAACTCGGAATCGAAAAGAGCAGCGTATACGATCTCAAGAAGGAACTTGGAGGGTTAAGCGGGGCATATAAAGAAGCTGCGGCGGCGAAAATTGAAAGCGCGTTGTACGATGCCAAAAACGCCACATTAGCGGCAGGCGCAAACCTAACAGGCAACAAATACGCAATCCAACTTGGGCTGAACACAGACGAAGAAGATGTATTGAAGCATTATGATGATCTTATTAGTCGAAGAAATCAGCTGATTGACAGTGGATCGACCGACAATTTCCTATATAGAGATGTCATAAAAGAAATTGAGACGCTGAAACCGCTAGTCGAAGAATATAACTCCGCAGTTGAGAACCAAACCTATTTGGAAGGCGCGCTCAAGGCTGCGCAGGACGGCACACTTGACAGCTACTTAAAATCAGAAGATGCCATCAATGATTACTCGGATGCGCTAGATAATGCGGCGGAGGCTGAAAAGACGACAGTCGAAACGCTCCAAGAATACGCAAAGACGCTGAAGCAGCAGGAAAGCGACCTGACGACTGCGTCTCAGGCTCTCGCCGAGTATCAACAAAATGGCCGAGTCTCTGCATCTACAATGAAGTCGCTGATTTCCATGAGCGATCAATATGTAAATGCGCTGACAGACGAAAACGGCAAACTCGATGTATCAGAGAAAAAACTGCGTGACCTCGTAGAAGCAATTTTAGACGATGTTGACGCGACGAATAACCTCATCGGTGTCACGAAGAAGTCCAGTGGAGCAATGGGGAGTTTCGTCACTGGCCTGAAAAATGCGGCAAAGCAGTCCGGTGTGACGGACGATGCTATAGACGGTGTTGTTGCACAGATGATTATCTTCAACAACACTGCGCTGTCTGTATCTGACAAAATAGCGGCGCTTCAAACACTCGCATTGCAGGCGGGAGTTACGCAATCCGCGATTGCAGGCATTAGCCTGAACAACATCGGCCGGGATGCCGGTATGACTGCCGAGGAAGCCCAGACAAAATACGGTATGTCTGCGGCAGAAGCGCAGCGATACGTCAAGAGTCAGGCGGAAAAAGCCAGAAACAACGATCAAGCACTGATTGACTATTGGAACTCGCTTGCGTCGAAAATCCCGGAAACAAAGACTTCTTCCGGTGGTGGCGGCAGCTCCTCCGATGCAAACCTTGAAGCGCATAAGCAAAAGGTTGAGCTTCTGAAATCCGAGCTGACTTTGCTGGAAAAGCAGAATGCCAGTGAGGACACGCAGAAGGACAAAATGCGGCAGATCCAGCAGGCGCTCCATGCGCAGGCGCAGTATCTGCGGTCCATCGGCGGCAGTCAGTCGGATATCAACGCGCTTTCGGCCGAATGGTGGGAGTGGCAGGAGAAAATAAACGGGACACTCAAGAATACGGATGATCTGCTGAACGAGCTGCAAGGTGTTATGTCGGATAAGCTTTCCGACCTTTCCGACCAGCGGCAGAACGAACTCGATGCGATTGACGCGCAGATCGATGCACTCAAGCAGCAGAAGGACACCCGCGACGAGCAGCTTGATCTCGAAGAAAAAATCCTTGCTGTCCAACAGGCGCAGGCCAAGCTTGCAGATGCGCAGAATGAACGTACAGTTCGGCAGTATAATGCCCGTACCGGTCAATGGGAGTGGGTGGCTGACCAGAAGGAGGTTGACAGCGCACAGGAAGCCTTGGACGAGGCCAAGAAAGACCTTGAGGACTTCAAGGCGAACATGGCTTATGAGGCCGCACTGGCCGAGCTGGAAGCCAAGAAAGACGCAATAAACGCCCAGTATGACGCGCTCGAAAAGAATTACAACAACTTCCTGAAATCTCTCAAGGAAAAAACTCGCGGCATCGGTGAAATTTTGCAGGATATCTGGAAAAACGCAACGCCGGAGCTTCGTCAGATCATTCAGGAAAACGCAGAGCTTTTCAAACAGTTCGGATTCGACGTGTCGCAGCTTTCCAACGCAGTTAAGGAAACGGCAAAGAAACTCTATGGCGTTTCTGCGAACGGAGCTAGATATGAGATTGGAAGCGACCGTGGCATTGATTTTGTCAATAATGCAAAACCAGGCGAGTCCATCATCGGCGGAGATGGTTCTACATGGACGAAGAACGAAGACGGAACAGTAACCATTGTCGACAAGAATGGAATTTCTTATGTTGTAAATCCGGGAAACGGAACTGGCGATTCATCAGGAGGCTCGAACACTGGTCCGAAATATAGTGGAACTGTTTGGGCGATTCGGCTGGACGGAAAAGGTGAAAACTATAAAATTTCCAGTGCAAACGGATTGAATTTCCTGAACAATGCACTCGCCGGTGAGGAACTGGACGGTGGCGATGGTTCCCATTGGGTGAAAAACGCAGACGGGACAACATCTATCACAGACAAGTATGGCATTGCATACAAGGTCTACGACAGAGGCGGTATCCTGCACGGCATGGGCGGCATCAAGGCTACTACGCAGGACGAAGGAATCACACCGCCTGATGTGACAGCTATGTTAAAAAAACGTGTCCTGACACCTGTTGAGGACAGAAACTTCAGTCAGAACATGGATAGCATCAGATGGATGATGTCAAGCAATGGCGTTGACGCAAATGCCGTTCACAACGCTTCGTATGATAACCACAGCATTGGAACCCAGAACAATGGCAACGTGTATAAATTCAACGGCATTACAATCAACGAACCACAGGCAAGCGGAATGACGTTGAAACAATTTGCAGACATCGCACACAATCTTGGAAACTTCTCCTAACACGAACAAACGGAGGAATCAAAATGTTATATCAGCCGACAAATATTTCTCCCAGCATGGCTGGGGCACTTGGCAATGGTGTAATCGATGCAAACAACAGTCTTACGGTGAGTTGGCAGGTCAATGGGAATTCGCCTATGACCGCATTCCAAATCACCATTTATGCGAACAACGCAATATCTACGCAGCTGTTTTCTACCGGAAAACTGACGTATGGATGCCCGTTCTATGGAGTGGATTATGCCGGAAATGTGCAGATGTTCAACTACACCATCTATCATGAGCAACTTTCGCTTGCGAAGATTGAAAACGGACGCGACTACAAGATCATCATTCAGCAATGGTGGAACGAAACCGATTCTGTAACGCAATCCAGCGCAAGTGTGTTCCGTGCAAGGAGCACCCCGACACTTGCCATCGGCACGATACCGAAACCGTTGAAGTCACGCTTATTTACTTTTACTGCATCTTATACTCAAGAGCAAGGAGATGCACTCAACTGGTGTAGATGGAGGATTTCGTCCAGTGACGAAAAAGAAGAAATCATTCTCGAAGATACAGGAAGAATTTATGGTACTGCTGAACTCACGTTCCCATACGATGGTTTTTTGAATGGACGCACATATCTGATAGAGTGCCTTGTTCAAACAGAAAACGGGGTCGAAACATCCAGTTTTGCCTACGTCTCTGTTCAATATACGGTCAATCCAATCCAAGCAAACCTGACCGTTTGCCAATCGACGCGTGGGAATGGAATCACTGTAAAGCTTCCGGAAATCAAGCGTGTTCCGGGAGTGAAAAACAGCCAAATCAAAATATCAGACAGCTACCTTACACTTCCGTCGGACGAAAACGCAAAAGTCGTATGGTCTACAGAAAACGGTGCGCCGCTTTCTATAAAGCAGCCGTTCGACATCTGCTGGCATGGGAAAGGATTGCCAGAAGGAAATGTCCTTTCTCTCAAGTGCAAAGCGTCGGTCAATGGATTTAGCCCGATAAAAGTTACTGACAGTCCAAGCGGCTATCCTTTTGGAACATATGGTGCAGCATGTGTCTTTACTGGTGAATCGACGCAGACCTATGTAATTGTCTTGCGAAATGGCAGTGAATGGTACAGCAACGATTTGCAAACATGGCTTTACTCCGGAAATGTTCTAAGCGGAACGAACTCCGACTGGTGTGGAATTGCATACGGAAATTCCAAATATGCTGCTGTATCAAGAGGCGATAAGAAAATAGCCTATGCAACCAGCGCAAACGCATGGTCGATATCGACATCATCTATTGGACTTTCCACAATTTGCTTCGGTAATCATCTATTTGTTGCGGCAGGTGAAGGTATCGTTTATACACGAAGCACAGCAAATGACAAAGGCTGGGTAGAGACGGAGGCACCGTTCAGCGGCACTCCGACCACAATTGCGTTCGGCGAAATTGAAGGAACTCCAAAATATGTAGTTGGAACCGAAATAGGAAACTTATATGTTTCGCCCGATGGAACGACGTGGACGCTTTCAGCATCCGGGCAAGGATTCCTAAGTTCTATCACATTCTTCAATGGAAAATTTTACGTAGCACGAAACGATGGCAATAGTATACTTGCCAGTTCTGATGGAACACAGTGGAATATACTTTCGCATATATCCGAGTTTATAAACGGAACTAGCTCTATCTGCGGCGACTCCACCGGACATCTATATGCGACTGAAAATGAAAATGGCAACTACGCGTATAGTTCTGATTACGGAAAAACGTGGAGTGTTTTCCCGTTGGGTACGCCATTAAACGACGCATTCTTATTTGAGGGTGCAAACCGTGTCTTTCTCGTTGGAGACGGAGAAAGTTCAGGAACAACGGCCGTCTACGCTGGTGGGAGTGAACTTGTAACACAAGAGGCGATGTTCACGACCAACGTAACATCAAACGTAGAGTTCCTTGCGTTTGAAAACATCATGCCAAGCAAGTCAAATTGGAGAGATGTATGTTATGGGAATGGAAAGTATGTCGCGGTAGCGACAGACAGCAACAAAGCGGCTTATTCTACGACGGGAACAAAGTGGGATGAATCTACGCTCCATGAAAGCGTAATGAATTGGGCTAGTATTTGCTACGGCAATGGCGTTTTTGTAGCAGCTGGCGTGGGCTACTTTGCAACATCTGCGGACGCAATCAACTGGACCGCTACCGCATCGGCAGGGAACACATTCACTTGCATCCGCTTCCTGAACGGCAAGTTCTACGCAGTCGGCACGGGTATATACCGGTCTTCCGATGGTGCTACATGGGAAAAATGCAATGTTCCATCTGGTAATGGATACATGATTATGTCGATCGCATACGGAAACGGAATGTATGTTTGCGTAACGACCAACTATGCGGTGTACTCCTACGATGGATTAAATTGGAGCTATACGCCCATGCCTCAAGGTTCGTGGCGCAGTATATCGTTTGGAAACGGAGTTTTTATTGCATCAGGACTATTTTCTTACAGTGTTTATAGTTACGATGGTAAAACTTGGTCGGCCGCAAGTATTCCTTCCGGACAGACAGAGGGCCTTGGCACGTGCTTCGGTGATGGTAGATTTATTGCTACTACGGCCGCAGGTGTTGTCAAATCGGTGGATGGACACACATGGTATGCTGTCGCGGAAAATAATGATCGCGAGTACGCTGCTTGCTGCTTCGGAAACGGCAAGTTCCTTGTTGTTGGAAACACGTCTAATGTGCTGCTTTCTGGGACTGTGACGGCCAATGTCGAGTTCCTGCTGAATGGGGGACGGCAGAGCACTACGGTTGTCCCGTATATGCAGCAATGGACCTTCATCATTGACGGAGAACTAAATGTTCTTGGCCTTTCATGGACAACCGACGGAAAAACAACAGCTAATGCGTCATCTGTGAATATCGCTCCAATCGCAGAAGTAACGTCGATCACCGCAGGTGGAGCCGTGAACATTGACTATATTTTCGTGAGCAAGGGATACATGAGCGAAGAAACAAAGCGTAAGTTTGAAAATTGGTCAAACCCATATCATCCCTATGACATTCCAAGGCAATTCTATGCTGATTTCACATCTGATTTGAACGGTGACACATTTGGGGAAAGCTATTTTACGCAGCTTTCAGTATACCGAGATCAAACCGATGCGTCCATTACAGAGCATATCTTCAACTCAAGTGCGACGGATGTGCATTCGTTCATTGATGCAAGTGCAAGGAATGGAGTTCAATATCGGTACACGGCTTTCGGACTCTCAGATTTTGACCAGTCTTCTGCAATTACGAGCGACGTTACGCAGATATGCGTGTGGAACTGGGCAATTCTATCCTGTACGGAAGATTCAGATGGAGTCTATCACCCGCAAAAGATATTTGCGTTCGGAAAGAACTTGTCCAGCGGGGATATCAGTAACAACAATGCACCGCAGATTTTACAGAACTTCACAAGATACCCGACTGTTCAACCATCCCCGTTCAACTACAAAACTGGAACGTTGAGCAGCCTGATTGGTACGATTTCTAATGGCGTATATTCCGACACTGTTTCGGAAAGAAACGAAATCATGGACTTGTCTATCACGCAGAATACGCTATTTCTGAAAAGCAGAAAAGGCGATTTGATGAAGATCAGAATCAGCGGAGCAATCGAGTCCGGAACGATGGATAATTCTGCGGCGCAGGCGCAAACCGTTAAAATCCCGTGGGTAGAAATTGGGGACGCGTCTGAAGCAAGAATCATCATCACGGAAAGCGATGGAGCTTGGCCTAACTAATAGGGGAGGTGAGTTCATCTATGGCGATAAACGTTGTAGCTCTTGAAGCGCAGTCTGTAACAGTCAATGTCACTGGCGGGATGCCAGATGCAAATGAATACCTTTACGAACTCAGGTTTGGCGGTGTTAACATTTCCACTTTAACCTCGACTGATGTATACAATAACTTTGAGGTTACATTCAATGGCCTTGAACTTGGAGGCAAAGCGTATCAGATCTATGCGACTGACGTTTTAAACTCCACCTATTTTGGGCCGCTTTCTATTAATTCTGGTTACGAAATCACGATAGACGCAAACGGCGGGTCTGGCTATCTTTATGATACTGCTGCTTATGACAGTTTTTACACACTTCCGTCGGGCGGCTTTGAGAAGTATTCCAGCAAACTCTTAGGCTACAGCACAGATTCCACCGCCACGTCCGAGCAGTTCGACCCTGGCATGAAAATCCGGATGTACCAAAACTGGAACCTGTATTGCGTGTGGCAAGAAATTACCTATACACTTAGCTACTACAGGACAAGCACTGGGTCAACACTGTGGCTAAGAGAAAAATTCCCCTATGACGTGAACGGGCCTTATATTACCGTTACGACACAAACCCCAGGGTTGACAGGCTACCGATTCGTGAATTGGGAAATCTTTCAGGAAAGCGGTACTTCACTTGGATATGTAGAGCCGGGCGGTACAATTCAAGTTGGCAATGCAGATGTCAGAGCTATAGCCCAGTGGGAACCACTACAGCGGCATACTGTCACATATAACGCTAATGGCGGATATCCTACGCCGGCTACACAAACTGCATATGATTACGAAGAAGTAACCTTGAGCGAGTTGGTTCCAACGCGTGATGGTTATACAGCGTTTGTATGGTTTACAGTTGACCCCATCACAGGCAACGTAATGGGATATGCTCCTGGAAGCCCATTTAACGTTCAAACTTCAGATTGGACAATGTATGCAGAGTGGTATAAGTATGCGATTGTCATCTACGCTGGCGATAATGTTGCGTCTGTGCGAACGGAGGTTCTCGGATTACCGTATATTTTATATGACGGAACAACTCAGCTGAGTTCAACAATAACTTGCGAACTGGCGGTCGAATCCGGATACACAATCGAATTTGATGGATGGTATGACAGCACTGGGCAAAAGGTATCGAGTACACAAACTTTCACACTCTCAGACCTCACAGCCCCCATAACGCTTACGGCGAAGGCCACAAAACGTGCCGGAACAACGTTCACCATATCATATCTGCATGGAGCCAACGGAACCGGAGAAAACCAAATCCAACAAAAAACTGCCGGTACAGCGGTTACACTAAAAGGTGCAATCTTTACGCGGGAAGGATACACACAAACCGGTTGGTCTACTTTGGACGGCGGAGCAAAATCATACGCGCTTGGCGGCCAGTACACACAAGATGCCGATATCACGCTATACCCGTTCTGGAAAGAAAATACGATAGACCCGTCGGAAACGTATCCCATAACGTATTCTCCCGGAAACGATGGAACCGGTTCAGTGCTAACAGCAACAAAAGTGAAAGGCGTTCCTCTTTCTTTGGAAGGAGCACTCTTCACAAAAATTGGATACGCGCAATCTGCATGGGCCACTTCTGTAGGCGGGGGAGCTGTATATGCTCTCGGTGGATTGTATACGGAGGATGCAGCAGTTACGCTATACCCAACATGGGGTCCACAGCAGTTCATTCAACCGGGTTCAATGATGGAATCTTCATGGCGCATGAATGACTACATGAGCCAACTCCGCACATCATTTACAAAACTGTGCAGACTTCGTTTCCTGCAACCGGACGGAAGCACGGCGTTTGCAATCGATAATAATCCAAAAAACAAACGAAGTGGAACGTTTATCCAAGGCGGAACCATCACATGTAATTTGCAGAATGGACAACGCAGAACGGCAAACGTTACGCTCTCCAACGTTGACGCTGAATATGATTACAACGTCAATAACATCTGGTTCGGGCAGCAAATCGCCATTGACGAAGGACTTGTGCTTTCCAGCGGATATGAGTATTACATCCAGCAGGGGGTGTTTTATATTGCGGAGCCGCAGGAAACGCTCAACCCAAATATCCGGACGGTTTCTCTTCCGCTGGTTGATAAATGGGCATACCTTGATGGAAGCTTGTTTGGAAGGCTTGAATCGACATACGAGGTTCCAGTTGGGACAAATATCTTTAAGCCGATAGAAGCCATCTTGCGGTTTGATAGGGGAAACGGATATCTGGTTGACCACGTTCCGCCCGTATTTACCAGCTATTACAAAGGGAAAACGCAAGCATTGCCGGACGGGACGACAGCAAACTTGACGGATTCCCCCTATACGCTCCGGGTAGACAGTGACGATGGTACGTTCGCTGACGTATGCCTTGGGCTTTCAGAAATGGTGAACGCTTGGATTGGTTATGACCAAACGGGAGCACTCCGCATTGACCCATCGCAAGATGATATTGTGGATGCAAACAAGCCTGTTTTGTGGAGGTTTTCACAAGATGAAGCACAACTTCTTGGAACAACATACACGATAAAAAACACCGAAGTGTTCAACGACTATATTGTTCTCGGAGAAAAGCAAGATGACAATCCGCAAGCTGCCGGCCGTGCGCAGAATCTCGACCCAGCGAGTGATACAAACGTTAATATCATAGGCAGAAAGACGTACAGAGAAACCGCTTCCGGGTATTACACAACAACGCAGTGCCGTGACTTGGCAGAGTGGAAATTGAAACGCGCGACAGTTTTACAAAAGGCAGTATCAATTTCTTGCATACAGATGATGCACATCTCGGAGAATAACCTTGTTGAAATCGTCCGGACAGACAAACCCGGTTCTCCGGTCGAACGACATCTGATTCAAGGCTACACTCGGCCACTTGCAACCAATGGAACAATGACCATTAACGCAGTATCGGTTGTAGATTTCCCAAACGCGACGATTACAAGTTGGCCGGAATGAGAAGGGAGGTGCATACAGATGGGGGAGAAAAAATATTCACAGCTCGTGCTTAGACTCAAAACAGGAGAAACATTCTATGTAATTGGGGAAACAAAACGGTATTGGCTTTGCAAAGGAACGCAGTTCAAGAAGACAAGCCGACAAATTGATAGCGTCAAAAGACGCTCGACAAGAAAGGACATAGAAGATGATTAACAGATGGTTGATTCGCAGAATGCTCGATGCCAACAGCAGCGAAACAAAAACGTGCAAATCCTCCATTGAATCCACATACGGAATCAGCGCCTGCATCCACTTCTTCTGCGGCAAGTGGATTCCACCCCCCCCATTGCAAAATAAAACAGAATCATTTCCTGCGCCGAAAGAGCGGTGTAGAAGAGCCGAAGAGGGCTGTGATCGAAGCGAAAGAGGGCTACGTTCACTGCTCTCTTTCTCTTTGCCTATACAGACAAAACGATTGGAGAAAAACAATGGATATTTTCAAAGACATCGTGACCGTCTTCGGTGGTATTACTACGATTGGCACTGTACTGGTGATTCTTGTCCGGCCAATCCGAGAGTGGGTCATGGGAGATAGCGCAGTCAAAGCTGGGATGAAGTGTCAGCTTCGTGCGGATATGCTGCACACTTATTATAAGAACAAGGATGCACAGAAAATCCGGCAGTATGAAGCCGAGAACTTCGAGTATTCGTACAAAGCCTATAAAGCCTTGAAGGGAAATTCATTCATCGACAAGATCAAGAGGGAAGTGGACGAATGGGAAGTGGTGACGTGACATGGAATGGAGCAAAAAAATCTTAATTTTCTCATACCTGATGCTGGGTGTCTTCATAATCATCTTTTTGGCTGTTGAAGACAAAACAGCTGCTGCAACTGTTCTTTGTGGCTGGATTGTAGAATGCGGTGGTGCTACTGCGTTCTACTTCTGGAAAGCAAAGAACGAAAACCGGAGCAAGTACGCATTAAAATTCGTCCGGGAACTGGCCGACAAGTACGGCCTCGACGCAACGGCACGAATTATTGAGTCAGTTCTTAAAGACTGAGAAAGGAAACTATTATGAACAACAACTGGTGGCAAACTGTCGTTGAAAACTTATTCAAGGTCAAATCTCTCGTTACAATCTTGCTTACCACAGCATTCGTCGTAATGGCGCTCAAGGGCGGAGTGGAACCGAAAGATTTCTATTCTATCATCGTTATGGTACTCACGTTCTACTTTGGATACCAAAGCGCAAAGAGCGAAGACAAGAACAAACCAACACACGATGACCAAGAATAATCACTGCATCCGTATGGAAGGAGGAACGTTAAAATGACGATTCAGGATGCACAAAAGAAACTTATCTCCGTAGCAGAGGCTGAAGAAGGGTATTTGGAAAAAGCTTCGAATGCGCAGCTTGACGATAAGACGGCGAATGCCGGCTGGAACAATTACACGAAATACGCCCGCGATCATGCGAAATGGGGGACGTATCATGCTCCAAAACAAGGGCTTGCTTGGTGTGATATGTTCGTTGACTGGTGCTTCATCACGGCGTTTGGATTCGACATTGGCATGAAGATGACCTGTCAACCGAAGGGCGCGTATGGTGCAGGATGTACGGCATCGTACAACTACTACCGGTCTGCCGGTCAATCTGTCACTCTCGCGAATGTGCAGCCGGGCGATCAGATTTTTTTCGGAAATCCCGGAAACATGACACATACCGGACTTGTGTACAAGGTGGATAGCACGAAAATCTATACCATCGAAGGAAACACAGGAGCTGGAAGCAATGTCGTGATTGCGAATGGCGGGGGAGTATTCAAGAAGTGGTATTTCCGCAATTCTTCGGCTATCGGCGGCGTTGGAAGGCCGAAATGGGAACTCGTCACAAACACGGCGCAGAGCGCGACACCACCGTCAAACCCGGAATCTACTTCTGTGACCTACGCAGAGTTCCAAGGCGGCATTTTTGCAGAAATCCCATTCTCCTGCATTGACCGCATCGAACACGTCAAAATGAGCGACGCAAGAGGCGAGACGACTGGCAGCGTAGCAATTCGCGCACAATGGAATGGCCGGTATCCAGACATCGTTATCAACGCCGAGCTGTTCAACTACGGAAAATACACGCCGGCCTCTGGCGTCAAGCACAAGGGAACCATGGAATATCAGGGGTGGCAACCGTTCATTGGCTTCAAGGACTACAAAACACCCATTCAGGAACCGCGTGGAGCCGTCACATCACCAGATGCAGTTGGTGGCTACCCTGCTATGGTTCAAAACGGCACGAAGGATTTTAGCGTCCCCAGAGGGCTAGAGGGCAACAAGTCCCGGACGGCGATGGGACTGCGTGGAAAGACTCTTGGGATTATTGTCACCGAAAAGCAAGTCCCCATGGACGTTGTTGCAAACAAGTTCGTCAATGAGAAGTACGATTTTGCAATCAATCTTGACGGCGGCTCGTCCAGCAGCTACGTCATCCCCTCAAAAGTGTGGGCGCGTCCGAGCAAACTGCGTGGATTCGTTGCAATCTGGTTGAAGGGCGGAAGCGGAAACTACTTGAGCAAGCGGCAATACGGAAACAATTACGCGCAGACGAAACCAATAAAGTCGGAAACCTGGATAGAAACGGACAAAACAGCATCGAAAGGTGTCAAACTGAAAGTCATAGCGAGTGGACTGAACCTTCGTGCTGCCGCTACTACCAGCAGCGAAATCCGATTCGTACTCAAGTTTGGCGAACTGGTCACATGGTATGGGTACCAGACGAAGAACTGGTATTATGTGCGAACAGCCAGCGGAAAAGAAGGATACGTCAGCAAAAAATACGTCAGGAAACTGTGATAGCGGAGGGAACACACAATGGACGAAAATCAGGAAATGAAACGGTTTGCGGACAGACTATGGGAATATTTCAAACCTAAAATTGAAGAACTGACACGTTCCAATGTGTGGTACTTCCGCGCTCAAGTTACGAAACCGGCACTGGATGGAAAAATCACGGTGCAACGTCCGTTCGATGGGGAAATTGCGCTCCCGTATGTGAGCAGTATGGAAAACGCTGCGATTGGGACTCAAGTCACTGTGTTTGTGTTTGGTTCCAGCATGACAAACGCCGTCATTTGCGGAAATGGTTCATTGAGCATCCTTGGCGGTAGCCCATCGTCTGGCGGCGGAGGTGGTAGCGCCGAAAACGCTGTTCTCTATGTCGCACAAATACTGAGTGCGGCACAACAATCGCAGGCAAGAAACAACATCGGCGCAATTTCTGCTGATGAACTTTCTGGAAAACAAGACACGATTGAAGCAGCTGGGCTTCTGAAAGGGGACGGGAACGGCGGTGTAACAGCCGCTGTTCCCGGAACAGATTACCTTCAGAGCGCACCTGTTACCTCTGTTGATGGGAAGACGGGTGCAGTTGTCTTGTCTGGTTCCTACGTAACCCCAACTCAGCTTGCAGAGAAGCAGCAGAAAATCATGGTCAAGGGTATTCTGGAAGGTGATGGAACCGGAAATATTCAAGCTGCTGGAACCCTAGAAGGTGCTCTTGTGGAATACTCCGGAAGCGGTACAACGGACTACGATGGATTGCAAAACAGGCCACAGGTAAATGGCGTTACGCTTGAAGGAAATAAGACTTCCATAGAACTCAGTTTGTACGGCAATGGAAATCCCCCTCCGTACCCCGTTGCTTCTGTGAACGGAGAAACCGGAGAAGTCATGCTTCATGACCTCAAATACACTGCGCAGAGCCTTACAAGTGCACAAAAACAACAGGCGAGATTGAACATTGATGTTCCTGCGACTGATGAAGTTCTGCTTCTGGAAGACACTGTGACAGGAAACTATATCAACATTCAAAAGGCAATGACAGCAGGCTCATTGCTTAAAGTGACTGCTGTTGACGCAGATGGAAACCCGACCGCACTTGCTGCAGCGATTCCGGGGACGGACTATATGCCGGCTGTCCCAGTTACCGCATCAGACAATGGGAAAACGTTGAAAGTCGTCAATGGTGTATGGGCGGCATCAAATTGATGGAGGAATGAATAACCATGAGATTATTGACAGTTGGAGGGAAAGTGGTTTCGGTCAGTGGAAAAGCCATTGAAATACCTGACTCATCTGGCGGAGTATATCAAATCGCAGTGGAAACGAGCGCGGGGGCATCTGTTTCAGCATCAAAAGGCACAACGACAGTTTCCGGGACGGCAGACACCAGCGGTAGTTGCACATTAACACTCTACGAACCAGGTGAGTGGAGCGTCAGTGCTTCACTGAACAACGTCACTAAGACACAGACCGTCAGCATCGGGACTCAGAGCATGAAGCTGCCTTTGATCGAGCTCGCGGACGCGTTTGCGGCAAACAGCTGGGAGACGATCATTGCGGCGTGCCAGTCCGGAAACGTTCCTGACAGCTGGGCTGTGGGCGACAGCAAACCAATGGCGATCAACGGTACGAATTATCAGATCGATATCATCGGCAAAAATCATGATGTCTATACGGACGGCTCAGGTACGGCTCCACTGACATTCCAACTGCATGATTGTTACAGCGAAGCGAAGCAGATGTACAGCACCGACCTGAGCGGTCTCGGCTGGAAGAACACCGATATGCGCCTGACCTATCTGCCTGCGATTCTGGCGTTGATGCCGGCGGAGGTGAAGAACGGCATCCACGCGGTAAACAAGAAGACATCTGAGGGGGGCAACAGCACGACGATTGAGACAGTATCGGACACGCTGTTCCTGCTTAGCGAGGTGGAGGTTTTTGGGACGAATCATTCTTCTGTACCCGGAGAAGGAATCCAATACGACTATTACAAGGCGGGCAACCCGAAGATCAAGAAGAGAGAAGGCGTTGACGAATTCTGGTGGGAACGGTCATCAGCCAGCGGCGGTATGTTTTGCAGAGTCAGAGATAACGGCCAGGCGGGCGCGTCCAATGCCTCAAGCAGCCTCGGCGTAAGCTTCGCATTCTGCTTCTGAGCAAAATAGAACCGGGGGATAATTGACTCCCTCGGTTCTTTGCATATTAGTCGTGATCTTCATCAAAATACATGATGCCGTCTTCACCTGAATCAAAGATTATTCTGTATCCCATATAGATGATTTCTTTTTGGTGATCCCAGTCTCTGCCGCATGGCATACCAAACAAGCCATGATTTTCTTCAAGCCACCGGAGTGTGTTTGGCGTTGTGTGAATTGGGCCGATGACGTTTCCTCCGCATAGCTGACAAAGCTCCATAGCAACAGAATACGTTGGCGTCATTGGGGTTCCTCTTCCGCTTGCCGTAATCTGCCCGTTTGGCTTCCTGACGAAAAATTTCCTCATCGCAATCCCTCCAAAAAAATCTCAGCCTGCGCAGTCTTCCTCTGACATCAGTACGGAACAGAATCGGTCTTCCGGAAGCTTTAACGCTGCTGCATCTACGCTTTCTGCCTCGACAGTGATGAACTCAGCATCTTTTTCCCGGTACATCACATGGAATGTATAGCGCTTGCTGATTACGTTCGTTCGGAGTTTACCTTCCATGCACAATCATTCCTTCCAAACGTTTGCGACAGTGAATGTCATGCGCAGCCGACAGTTGACATCGGCGAGCGTCACCATATCTGCCAGCTTGTACATTTCTGAAATGCGATTGCGGATGCTGTCATTGAGAATACTGACTGGAAGAGGGAAGTCAACGTAGACGAACGTATTCTGCTCACGCAGTTCCAAATCATCCGCGTGCCACGGGGTACGCATTGCCTTGGAAATCGCTGCCGCGTGTTCCTTGAGTTTGCTGTATACCTCGACCTTCTCAGGAACCATCTCGTTCCCACGGAATGCCTCATTCTTCGCTGCCATTGCAGCCACCATATCCTGAATATCCATTGCCATTGTGTTTGCCTCCTATAATTTTTGATTTGCCCATGATGGGCTTCTGATTGTGTTTCTACCGATATTTCACGTTTTGTCCCGCTTTGGGAAAAGTTTTTTTAACTCTCGCACATTCCGCACCACGATTTTTACTGCGTCATCAACGATTTCGATATATCGTTCGAGGTTCAGCCCGCAGTTATAGCCCATATCATTTGCATTCGGGTTGAGTTTGTAATCTAAGCTGAACCGGATGGCCGAACGTGCGCGTTCCTCAGAATATCCGGAAGCGAGAAGCACACGGGACGGGGCGTTATCTCCGCTAGAACACGCCGCACCGGATGAAACCATCAATCCGTCAGCCGCAAGACGCAGGACAAGTGCGTGGTTCTCGATGTTCGGGAAGGAAACGTTTGCAATGTACGGAGATTGCATGATTTCATTTCCCTTGTAAAGCAGCCCATTAAGCTGTGCGTCCGGTACTTCGTTCATGATACCATCAATCAGGCGGTCATGCAAGGTGGCTGCTGCATTTTTGAACTCTTCTATATGGTCTGTCCTGAACACTAACGCTTCTGCAAATGCGGCTGCGAGTGGAGCAGAAGGCGTTCCAAAATGGAAATTCGTTGTGATTGCTTCCGGATTTCGCGCGATCAACACGCCGATTCCAATCGGAGCACCAAACTTGTGACCACCTCCGCAAATGAAGTCTATTCCGCTTTCACGGAAGTTGATTTTTTGCTTCCCCATGGCTGCGGTACAGTCGGAGAACGTCAAATCATACCCTGAAAAGGCACTTCTTAAATCATAGATTTCACCGGTTTCGTTGTTGGTGCAGATATGAGCGAAACCGTGAAACTCATTGCTTGTACGACTGATAAGTATGTGATCGGTAATGCTTGATACAGCCGAATGCTCTACGAGACTTGCAGTAACTTCACGGCATTTACCAAGCATAATTTCAATCGCGATTCTGCAAGCCTCCGTCGCGGATGAAACAAAGAACACTTGATCTGAGTTGCACTTTAAGCACTGCGCTACAGCTTCACGGGAAGCTTCCAACGCATTTCTGGCACTTTGCCCAAAAGAATGTAAAGAGTTTGGATTCCCCCACACTGCCGTTGATGCTGCATTGAAGGCGACCTTTGCGCATTGAAGTAGGGGCGAAGTAGCAGCATGATCAAGGTAGATCATTCTCCCACCTCAATATCCTTCGGCCAACGCGGCAGCGCAGCGGCGCAGATCTTCTCATAGATTTCTTTCTGTGCAAGCAGCGTATCGCGTTCCTTCTGAATCACACGATATGCGTCTTCTAATCCGAATGGCTCGTTGAGCGGAACACGTACCTTTTCTGGTTCCAACGATTGAGATACATCTACGGTGCAGGTAGGGTGGACGGTAAGCCCTAGGGAAACAAGAACAGCCTGGTCGACAAGTTTCATTTCATCAGCTGTCAACGTACAGTAGTAGTTCTCCAGACGTTCCTTGTCAACTGTGTAGATAGCCTCACAAAGCGCAGTAGACTGCTTGCCCATCGTTTCAATGGAAACGTGTGTAGGCATCGGTTTTTTCTCGGCAGTTGTTAAATAAACTATTTCTACAGTTTCGGAATATGTATTGTTCTTATCGTTGCTGACAATGATTGCTGGGCGATTCTTTCTCGCTTCTGACCCGACAGCAGCATAGTCCTGACGAACCCAGAAAATGTCGCCCCTATGGATTCTTATATCCTGCATAGAAGTGTATCCTTTCTGTATTTTTCAATATGTATAGGGGCTGTGAAGCCCCATGAATTACTTCGCGACTGCGTTTTTCAGAATGCTGCTCGGCGAGAATTTGACCGAAAAACGGGCTGGAACCTTGATGCTTTCACCGGTCTTCGGATTCCGCGCATCTCTGGCATTCTGGTACTTCGCAACAAACTTACCGAAGCCTGCGATGGTGACATCTTCGTGCGAAATAAGAGATTCTTCAATCGCTTCAAAAACAGCATCGACAGCTTCAAGGCTGGCGTTCTTCGGCATATTGGTAATGCTGGAAACTGCCTGAACGAGTTCTTCCTTGTTCATGTGTAATCCTCCTTTCTCAAGAATGAATGGTGGGCCGTGTAGGTGTCGAGCCTACGGCCGAGCCGTTATGAGCGGCTTGCTCTACCGTTGAGCTAACGGCCCATCTATGACCGGCTTAACGTACCGGACGTGAGGTTTTGCGCGCAAACCAACGGAAAATTAGGTGGTTGCACACAGGCGCTTGTTTATCAGCAGTCCTGAAAGCGTTCCCAAAGGTGCTGCCTAGCTTGGTGGATTTCAGTTCGCCCCAAGCATTACGAACAAGTGCGGATTCATCCAGTTCGACCACTAGTGAGTCTTTCCCGGCAAGCTGAACGGGACGTTCCAGAATGGACTTGTGCCGTCTCTACGAAGGTCTATATCCGCTTGACCTTTACCTTTTTGGCCGAAACACGCAAACGACTTTTACTGCGCTGTCGGCACGAGTGTTACCTCGCCCCGGTGGGTTTCCACCACTATATTCTGTTGGTTCCGGCATCCCACGCATCAAGCGCAGGGGATATGATGGCTGTTCATCAAACTCCACTTAGCCGTTTCGCAACACAGTATTCCTGTGAATGCGGCACCATCATATATTGCAGCGTGGCGACTATCCCGCTTTCTGGCCCATACAGCTGCATTGTGCCTCGTTCTCCTTGGACACTGCGGGTACAGCGTCTTTAGCCGGTGGCCCTGCGGTATGCCCGATGCCGGCCAGCGGCGGGCCTGCTGTGCAGGGTTATGAATCCACCTTGTTATGATCTCGCGCGGAGAACCCCAACGGGCGGCTGGCAGGGGTAGCAGGATTTGAACCTGCGAATATGGGAGTCAAAGTCCCATGCCTTAGACCGCTTGGCGATACCCCTGTATGCAGGCTCATGCAGCGGCGTCCCGCCGAACCAACCTGTAACCTCGACCAGAGCAGGCCCCGGTCGAGTAAGCGGCATTTCCGATTAAAGCATGATTTGATGATTCCTTGTCTCCATCTCCACCTTGTTATCCTCATGATGGACGATCTGAGTGGGGAGTTCCCATTTCGCTTGTTTACTCCCAAACTTCGCTATCGGCTATATCAACCCGACGACACCGCTGCCAGATGCGGAGGTTTCATTCCATCGGGGGAAGTCATCCGATGGCGGGCATGGTGCGAAGCGCCTTATCCGCTTGACACTCCCCACGGCTAAAGCCGGGGGATTCTCGTTTCAACGACTGTTGCGCCGTAGTTGCGTCTTACATGGTCTCCACGAGCGTATGGGTTCGGGCGTGTCCCGCCCTACCGTAAACTTGTAGGAATTTCCCGTAGCAGCTGATACTAACCAGGCAGATTTGCGGACTTCGCTGGTGCGGCTCGGCAGAATCGAACTGCCTCGGGTCAGTTGCTCGTCGCTGCCCTTTACCAAATGCCGCGTGTTGCCACACTGACGCAGTGGCTGCGGAGGGTTGAACTTTATTTGTAGAAAGCGCCACGACTCCCACAAAAGGGCGCTTTGGTGGATGCGGCGGGGATTTGAACCCCGCATGGTGCAGGCAGTATGCGACGAGCTTTATTCCCGTCCGAGGTGGCTGCTTCAACCCCAATATGTTTGAGTGTGCCGCGCTTTCCTGCACCGCATACCCTTGCTGCCTTTTCCATTCGGCCACGCATCCATTTTGACCGTCTTCCACGCTTAGATTTTCACACGCTACCGGCAACTACAGTCCGAAGATCAGCAGCCCCTATTCCGTCAGGTCAAACCGGTCTTGACGCATCAAGACAAGCGCAGTTTTCAGCGGGCATTGTCATTCTTTGTGGGGTGAGACGGGAACCGCCCACATCAGCCGGGAGCGACCCGGCAACTGGTGGAACCGACCAGACTCGAACTGGTGGCCTCCTGATCCCAAATCAGGCGCGCTACCAACTGCGCTACGGCTCCATATTGGCGGCAGATGGAGGTGTCGATCCCCACGGCTTTCGCCGCGCACTGTTTTCAAGACAGGCTCCGAGGCCGCTCGAATTCATCTGCCGTATTAGTTGGAGGTTTTGCACCATGCACGTTCAGGAGTCGAACCTGACCGTTTGGGGACTCGGACCCCGCTGCACCTCCAAGGATGACCGCCACCCTATATTGCGCGGAATTGGTTTCGTCACCGCACCATGAGCCTTTAACCAAGCCTGCTCTTTGTCTGTTTCCCGAATTATTGAACAGCAGTCAACGTTGCGTGTTACGCGCGATATTCACCAACGATTTTTGCCCGCGCTGTTGTGTTTGGCGTACCAGCGCAACGAGGACTTTCATGGGTTCCGATTTTCTACACAGCGGCACGCTTATGCGAACTAGCCAAACTCGGATGGTATCTCAACACCTTTCGGCGATGAAATCTTTCAATACTTTTTTTGCAAATTCAAGCTGCGACCGGATGCGTTCATAGTGGCCTGAATACAAGATTGTTTTGATACAGCATACGCTATCGATTGCATCCCGCACGTCCTTGTCGGTACTGTCAAGTGCCGCATAGACCGGCAGATTGTCTTTCTGAATTACATCACGATACCATGTGTTGAAACCAGTGTGTATGTCTGTACATCGGGGATATCCGGCTTCAAAGCCTGCACTGTACACATCAAACAGGAGCGATTTAATCTGCGCGTCGCTGAAATCAACCGACCTGATATCGTTCATGTTCCTGACCCCGTGTACCTGCCCTTGCACGCTTGCCAACATAATTGGCATGATTCAAAGATGCAAGGGAGTCCTACGAATTCCGGTAGAGAGCATCGTTCGTTCATCAAATCTGGGTACAGAGCCTTCATTGCGAAAAGGTTCCTTGCTCCGTCAGGCCCGACGAACATCGGATTTCCTTCCGGCGCATAGTGCCGGATCTGAACTGGAATCTCATCCCGTGTTTCGTAGTAGTTGACAGAAACCGGGCGCGATGCACTATCTACGACAACGTAGACGTTTTTTGTGCCGTTGGTTAAGTAACGAATATCCAGACTCATGATTTACCTCCATTTGAGTCAAATTTGTTTCTGAGCTTTTCCAGCGATTGGTTGAACGCAAACTTCCTAGCAGCAGAATTTCGGTCTTCAAGTTTTGGAACGCAGACTTCTTCTCCGCAACTTATACAACAGGGTCTATTCTCAATATAGCTGAAACGCACCCCACAAACATTCACTCTCATGCGCTGAAGCTTTATCGAATACTCCGTCTTCTTACCGCACCTGATGCAGTACGCGGTATTGTTTTCGCCCATCGTTTTACTCACTTCCCTAATTTTTCACAGTCATCCACTCTCGGCCCCCAGAACCGCCATTACTCAACGCCTAGACGCGGCATTGCGCCGTTGGTCTGCGTCGCCACACCAGTTTTTCTTCCATCTTTCACGCCTCACAGCGAACCGTCTGGAAGCCAAGAGGGATTGACCACGGAACTTTTCAGCCCTGCGCCGGTGCATCGGTCGCATCCGTTTCCTCTAACCATTAAGCCGGAGCCAGCTACTGTAAATCTGCGCCCTGTCGTACTTGCACTACCTACAGGCCGAGCGGTTGGCCGGATATATCAATTTCACCAAGCCTTTGGAACTTCAACACTTTCCCTGGGTCCGCCGCAATACCCATGTGGTTGCGATAGAGTGCTCGGCCGCGCATGACCGAAGAAATGATACAGTCCATAGCTACCTTCAGCGAGTGTAATTTTTCGGGCACACCGGTTGCAAATCCGGTGGACGGCCTATCCTCGCTACTTCTTGTGAAATTTCTTTGCGCTACACTCTACCGCATGGACCAGCATACGAGACTCGAACTCGCGCTCTCAGTTTGGAAGACTGATGTGCTACCGCTACACCAATGCTGGGTATTGCACCCCGTTTTACACGGTTACGGGTGCGCTCTTAGTCGAAACCCACAGCTGATCTTCTCAAATCAGAGCACCGGAATCTCTAACATGTCCCGGCGAGCGCCTGCGCTTACGTGGGTGACGCTTTTCTTCATTAGAAAGGAGGCCATATGCCGTGCCGCAGAAAAATCGAAAAAACTGCGGCATTGTGGTGGAAATCGGATTTGAACCGATACCGAGTGGATTATGAACCAACCAGTGCGCCATTGTTCCACCATGTATCCAGGCTTGTTTCAAGCCCGGATAACTCTAGTTTTCTTGGTTTTTCTTCCCGACATTCTTGCTCCCAAAGTCTTTAGTTTTCTTGGTTTTTATCACGCTATTCCCGGCTGTGGTATTTGTTTCAACCGGAGTGTTCCGAAAAAATCATCGCCGGCAGCCTCCAATTTGTCAATGTTTCTCCGCGCCTGACGCTCTTTTTCATCCTGCACTACTTTTGTTAAGCGTCTGTTTTTTCGACTCGTCAGTTTTCCAGAATAAACTTGCGTCGTAGACACCGACTCGTGTCCAAGCTTTGCCTGCAATTCCTCGAAGGTCATTCCGCTGTTCAGATCGAGCCTTGCTCCGACATGCCGCAGATCGTGGGAACGAATCATGTCTACACCAGTTACAGCCTTTACATGCCTCCGAACGACGTCTGACAGCCATTGCCGAGTCCCTGCGTGCCATTCTTCGCCTTTGTTGTCACCTTTGAATTTGAATGTCGCTTCTGTCCCAAAAAGCGGATCTGTGCTATCGACAGTCACTGGTCGGATTCCGCTGTTCAGATACATACGGATGGCAGTCTGGGCGATGATAGGAAAGTCCACTTGACGGAATTTGTCTCCTTTTCCGTGTTCGACGGTCAACTCTGCGTTTTCCCAATCGAGATCGTTCGGAGTTAGCGCCAGAAGTTCACTGTTTCTGATTTCTGTTGTCAGAAGCAAAATAACAATGGCGTAGTTTCTCGGCCAGAGATATGGACGCTTGAGTCCTTTCGGCGGATTATTCCTCCATAGCAGCAAAACCTGTTCGTCGGTCAGAAGCTGGTCATACGGGCGTTTCTCCAATTTTCTTGTGTCTGGCATCAGGAGTTTTGAAACTGGATTTCTGTCATACCATCGGTTTTCCCCCAATTCATCAGAAGAAGCAAAATTGTAGAGTGCGGAAAGAACCGTCAGGTATTGCCTGATTGTAGTCGGCTTCTTGCCATCCCTGCGCAGCTGATCTCGCCATGCTTGAATGTCCGTGAAGCTTTCTTCGCGTCTGTCCCACAATTTGTTTTCCAACATGAAATCGGAAAACATTTTGAACACAAACTCTTCGTTTTGAATTGTTGTTTCAGAACGGCCTATCGCTCGAAGGTTTTCTTCGTATGCAATCATTGCTGACCGGAATTTTTCATAGGCGCTTGGAAATCCCATATGAAATCCTCCTTACATTTTTCATTATACTCCTAGGGGCAAATGTTTTTTTACATTCTTATGTCAACCAGCCTCTCCTTTGCCTTTGCTTCCCCTGGCAAAGCCGAGCGTCACGTTACCGGGCGTCGCTTTTCCATTGCATTTCGCTGCTTGACGTAGCCAACCTGCACCACTTCAATGCTGCACAACTCAAAACACTTCCATGACTTGCCATGCCGTTTCACCGCGTAGCGACTCAATCCGTATCACCGCCCAGCCGTTGCAGATCAAATCGATGCTATACCCTGGCCTTTCGAAGCATTGACGTACTTCACCGTTGCTGTTCCCACTGTCACCGCGCTTTGCCATTGCATTCCATGGCCAGACCGCACCTTGCCTTTCCCTAGCTCTACTAAACTCCGAACCGCTGTTCCATGGCTACCCGTTGCTCAACTAATCCGCCGCTCTGCTTGACTGCGCGATACACTTCCATTTCATTTCAACGATATTCTCAGCTGTCCTTTGCCGTCGCTATGATTATCAGGTCGATACACTTCCGTTGCTGTGCCATGCGAATCCGTGCAATTCCATCGCCATTTCAACGCAAGACAGCGCTTCGCGTTTCCGTTGCTATCTATGCCTTGCCATACTTTGCTCTTCCTTTGCTCCGCGTAACTGTCCCAAGCAATGCCTTTGCTTCACGTCACCAACCCCGCATCGCCCTTGCGTTTCTGTGCGCGGCTCCATGCCAGTCCATCGCGCTTCGATTCATCTCAATGCCTTTGCCAAACAATGCTTCGCCGCTCAGTCCTTCGCCCTTGCGTTTCTGTGCGCGGCGACTCTTTACTTTGCCATTCCTTTGCTCAACAATACTTCGCCGCTCTTCGCCATTTCTGAGCTTTTCTATTCTTTGCTACTCCGTTGCTGCGCGTGCCTTGGCCCGTCAATGCCATTGCTTTTCCAGGCGCATCGAGGCGACTCATTTCGATGCCCAGCCATCGCGTGTCACTGCTTCTCAATACTTCGCCTTCACTATGCGAAACGTCTCCCAGCTGCTCCATTTCAGCGCTACGCCAGTCTCCGCTTTTCCTTTGCGTTGCCGAGATACGCATCGCCCCGCGAAGCCTCTGCTGTTCTTCTGGTTCCAAAACAGAACTCAGCCTATCCTATGCAGTTCTTGGCCGTGCGGCGCTCCACCTCTCCGCTGCTGTGCTTTTCAACTCTCTGCCGTTCCTTTGCAATGCCACGCAGGGCGGAGCAAGGCGCACCCAAGCCTTCGCCGTTCTGGGCCAGGCCGCGCTGTCCTCAGCCATTGCCCCGTTTGGCGGGCCTATCAGCCCGCCTTTTCCTCAGGGAAGAAGTTCGCCTCCTGCATCATGTAACCGAATTTCTCTGCCGTGCCGCCAAGGTTGTTGCCTTCCTCGTCGAGCATCTTGTAGACGAACCGGCCCTTGCCGGAGTTACGCCACTGACCGAGACCACGGAAGAATCCATTGTCCAGCCACTCCATCAGCAGTGCTTCGTGCGCCGGGTCTGCGAGTGTTACGCCGAACTGAATCGTGCTTCCAGCCGGGATTTCCTCGGAGTTTGCGAGGCTCACACGCTCACCCTGCGCAGTCTGCGCACGGAGCGGCCGCTGGCATTCGCCGATTTCTCCGTTGACGTTGATGGAAATTGCGCGGGGGAATGGGAAAATCATACCGTCGATGACCTTCTTGAATGCTTTCAGGCCGCTGGACTTTGTGTACTTGGCACGGGCGAGGGCACTGCAAGTGTCTTTGAAAAAGCCTTTAATCTGGTAATCCCAGAATACGGGCTTGCCATCGACACGGGGGAATACCGTCATTGCCTTATCAGCCACAGCTTCCGCACCAATCGCTGCAACCTCATCTTCGATTGTGTTTGCGTCCGGAGACTTGGACGCGATGAAGTCACGCGCCACATTCTCGTTACTCGGCCAGGTGCCCAGCACCGGCTCAATGAACGTGAGCTTGATGTACCGTCTGATCGCCTTGGTCTCCTGTGCTTCCTTAGTTGCCTTTGCCATTTTGAATTACCTCCATAAAATAATTGTTGTTTTGTGGTTTCCTTACACTTTATAATCTACCGGAATTCCGGATTTGTCCCAGAAAATCTACGTTTTTTGCGGGTATCTTGCGGGAACTTACGGAGATTTTGAGGGTTCACAAGCCTGCTTCGCAAGTTTGTCGAAGGATTCAAACCTTCTTACAATCGGGACGCACGCTGTTTCAGCGTAGAGTGTCCATGAGCCGTCGCAAGTGTTATAAAATACGTCGAAATCCGCTGCTGTCTTTTCTGGATATTTCGGCGTGTACCCGGCACTGTATCCGTTTCTGCACTGTGAGAAGTTCCAGTGCTTTGCAACGAAGTTAGGCCAGTAATCGCGGAAGCCTGTACAGAAATCTCTAAAGGTCATGTCAGTCTGCCTCCCGAACGGATTTGTACCCGTAGTCATGATGGACGAACTCTTTCAATTCCTCTGCGGTCATAAGTCTGGCCATCTTATCGATAGCTGCAATGTTGCGGCGGCAGGTGGCTTTTTCGGCCTTCGTCATGGACTCACAATCCAGCCAGTTCCGACGATCCCATTCCATGTATTCGGCAGCAGACATCGGAGTTTCGCACGCCATGTCTTCCGTCTTCCGGAACGCATAAGAGATCTTTCCGTCTTTCGTGAAGTCGATGAACAGCTGGCCGTCGTTGTTGTCCTGCCAGTCAAACACAACATCATTGAAAGGCTTGTCTGGAAAAACGTCCTTCCATTCTTCGATGATCTTGCTCGAAATCTGGTAGTCCTTGAGGTCGAAGTTTACGTCCAGGATGCGGCCCAAATGTTCGACGTTCACGTCGCGGAGAAAAATCCAGTTGCTGTAGTCCTTGACCGAATCGATGTACTCAATGCCGTATCTAGCACGCGAAATCATTCGCTCGGCATAGTTCCATTGATAGTAGTTTGCGACGATGAGCTGCCCGGACGCGCGGACATAGATCTGTGAACGCTGTCCCATTTCAGATACCTCCGTACATCAGATCAGCGACGCGAACGTCGAACGTTTCCTCGAACCAGTGCCAAATTTCCTCCCGATTTGTTCCGGCCGGGAACCCGTGCCATGCTTCCTCTATGCACTCTGTTTCTGGGTTCATCGGCACATCGCCGAACTCGTTCCATAATTCCTTGACTTTCTTCATTGTTTTTGGCCTCCTGTATGGTGTTTTGTCTTACACCTATGTTTCTACCGAAAAAATGGATTTGTCCCACTTCCAAATAAATTTCTTACCGGAAATCATGCTCAAAGAAGTCTTCACAAGCGCGTTCATGTTTGAGAAGCCCTTCTCTGGACTTTTCGTATAAGGCTCTGGTAAACTCTACTTCACGAGAAAGTTCGCTATCTTCCGGAGAAAAGTCCGCTGTGTCACGCGCAGAATTCAGTTTCTCGCGCAGGAGCTCGCATTCCTTTTCCCGGATGTTTTTCTCTTTCTCAAGCAGAGAAGCGATGGTTGAAAGTGTCGCATATGTCATTCCTCAATACCCCCAATCTTGAATGACCTTTCCATCTTTGACGAGCCTCGGAAAGAACTTCCCGCCCGTTGCCTCATCCATTTTCTGCGCGGCCTCCCGCGCCTGATCGACACTCTCAAATGTGCCAATCAGAGCGGGGAAGTCGGAATAGTTGTCGTACAACGTGTACAACCGCACACCTCCGTTCAAACCGTCGCAAGCACACCGCTCGTGATGAGCAGCGTGGCGGCTGCGGCAAGCGATGATACGACGATCACGATAGAGGCAATACAGCGGTGTTTGCGTTCCAAATACCGTTTGTAGGCCCGCTGTGCGTTTCTGGCGCGCACAACGTCTGCGTGGTGATTAACCAGATGGCTGAAAACATCTTCTGGGGTGAGTTCCGGCACATAGACCAGATCGGTTGATTTTTTGCTTTTCATTGAATTTTACGTCCTTTCTCTTTCTATTTCTGCGTATTTCTACGGTTTGCTATCTACCGAATATCTGTGTTTGTGACACTCCCCACGGCTAAAGCTTGGGGATTCTCGGTTCGCTGACCGTCGCACCGTAGCGGCGTCTTACACAGTCTCCCTGAGCGTATAGGTTTGGGCGTGTCCCGCCCTACCGTATGTTTAGGCTAGGCCAGTAGGCGCAATCCCTCGCTTAGAATATTTTTTGCTGCGTTGATGTCCCGGTCATGGTGCGTCCCACATTCAGGACACGTCCAATCCCGCACCGCCAGATTCTTCGTGTCGGTATTCCGATACCCGCAGCAGGAACATAGCTGACTGGATGGGAAGAACCGGTCTATCGCTATGATCTTTTTCCCATACCACGCGGCCTTGTACTCTAGCTGCCGCCTGAACTCGCCCCACGATGCGTCGCTGATGGACTTCGCAAGGCGATGGTTCTTGACCATGTTCTTCGGTGCTAAGTCTTCGATGCAGATCACATCGTTCTCGCGGATGAGCTGCGCTGAAAATTTGTGCATCATGTCGCTGCGCTGATTTGCGATGTGCTCATGCAACCGTGCCACCTGAATCCTCGCTCTCTCGCGTCGGTTGCTCCCCTTTGGCTTTCGGGAGAGCTGCCGTTGCAGTCTGGCAAGTTTCTTTTGGTTCTTGGCTAAATAGCGCTGGTTCTGGTATTCCATCCCTTCGGACGTGATTGCGAACGCTTTCAGTCCCATATCAACGCCGATCACAGCACCGGTCTTCGGCAATGGCTCGATTTCAACGTCAGTGCAGCAGAGTGATACGAAATATTTGCCGCTTGGATTCTGTGATACTGTGGCAGAGAGGATTCTACCCTCAACCTTTCGACTGATACGGCATTTGACTTTTCCCAGTTTCGGCAGTTGAACTGCATTGTCAAAAACTCTGATGCTACCATTTGACTTATAGCTCTGTCTGTGGTTGCGCTTGCTTTTGAACTTTGGAAAACCGGGCTTCTCGCCGTTCTTTACTCGGCGAAAAAAGTTCTTATATGTGGCGTCTAAATTCCTCACAGCATTTTGCAAGGCGCATTTATCTGGCTCTTGCAGCCATCCGAGTTTCTGCTTGAGTACAGTGAGTTCCTTATCCTGCTGAAATCGTGTAGGAGATTTCCCAGTTTCTCGATACTGCGCAATGCGTTCAGAAAGAAAGTGGTTATACACAAATCGAGCACAGCCGAAAGTGCGCTGTATTAAGTTTCTCTGAGCCGCATTTGGGCACAGCCTAAATTTGTAGGAATATTCCATGTTTCATCTCCAACAATAAGTAGACTTGCAGCCCTTTACCCCATGCCTAAAGGCAGGGGCTTGTGGGCTGTTTCTTTGTCATTTTGATTTTCTCCCCTGAATTTTTCCTGATGATTGATGTTTGTGAAGCCACCGAGAAACTACTTTTTCGTTCAGTTTCTCGGAAAGACTGCTTGATTCTTCTCACTGCACCACGCCGCCCAAATCTCCGGCACATCTTCGCCGAGATTCAGCCGTTTGAAACAGAACATCATGAACCGGACAAATTCGTCCATGTCATCGACTTTTCCAAGAAGTTTTCTGAATTCGTTTTCCATGGTATTTTCTCCTCTCACATGTTAGAAAGTCTTTCGGTTAAGAACTGCGCCGAATGGCGCTGAATGATTGCGGAGTATATCGCCCGGAGTTTCGGGTCTGCTGCAATAACGGTCAGCTTGTTTACCGCCTGAATTTCGGCGGACTTCGCACCGCCTGCTTTCATCCGCTCCCGCTGGTTATTCACGCGGGTTTCGAGCTTTACACGCGCGTCCGCTTCCAGCTCGTCATAGGTCTGCTTGGTGAATTGTTGATAATTCAGGCCGTTTTCAAAACAGACCCGGCGGATTTTCTGGCGCGTTTCATCCTGCCAATGGTCGCGGCTGACAGTAGGGTAGGATAGCGCAGAAAATGCTTCCTGTACGGTTTCCTGCGTGGCCTGCGTTTTTTCTTCCAGCGCTTTCATACGCTGCTCCTGCTCCAAGTTGATCTGCACCTGCATGGCGAAAAGCTGCGCCGTGCTCATGGCTTTGGGCGCGGAAAGTTTTTCGCGCATTTCCTCGAATGCTGTGACGTATGCCGCAGTGAACAGGACACCTTTTTCACCGGTCATCTTGTTCGCTACCATGTCGCAGCCCTTTTTGGTCAGAAGGTAGCACGGGAGCGTTCGACCAATGCTGTCTTTGTAGCTGGATTCAATGAAGAAGTCATTGAGCCCAAAATTGGGCTCAATGGTTTTTCCGAGAATTTCAGCATATCCTCGGATGTCCCTGATGAGATGCCGATGATCTTTGCCAATCATTTCCGCGACTTCGCGGCTGTCTACGACTTCCACGCCGTTTTTGTTGATGATTTGTAACTTGTTCAAATTATACACCCCTTTGATCGTTGTTCTGGGAATTTCCCTCTACCCTCATCATAACAAGCGGTGCAAATGTTTTTTTACATTGTTATGTCTACCTAGAAAAGGGTATAAAAATCCCCGTGAAAAAGCGGTTGACTTTCACACGGGTTCCGTCTTATAATAGATTAGACGAAGCCCTTGTGGCTTTGGGCGATAGGGTAGGACGTGCAAACTTTGGTCGGTGAGGACGTTCTACTCTATTTCTTTATCTTGGCGTACTTCTCGCGGATCAAGTCCCGGACAATTTCAGATCGTCCCGCGTTTTCATGCTTGCAGCATTCGTCAAGCTGCTGGACGGTTTCGGCATCCATGCGCACGCGGAGCATATAGTCCTTTGCGGTTCCGTCGAGTTTCGAGCCGTTTTTCTTAGCAACGATTTTCAACACCTCCGTTTGTTGCTACAAATATATTAGCATAATGTAGCTACAAAGTCAACCATAAATTTCACAATCTCAGGAAAATTTTCTTTCTATTTTTCTATCTACACGAAATATGTGATTTGTCCCGGAATGCTTAATATTTACTGTATTTCCACAATAGCACACATGCGCGGTCGAAACGTGTCGCAAAGCGTCGAAAAATACATATATCGTACAAAAGAAAAGCCGCCCGTATAGGCGGCTCTCTTTCAGTCAAACACATAGTCATCGAAAATATTGTAGAAGTGAAAATATGTTATGGACGTATCTGGATATTCTACCGTGATTCCGTCTGTGAAGTTTCTCCAATAGAATACCCTTGTTGACTTATACCCAACCTGTGTATTCGGATACTTGTAATATCCAAGATAATATCCGCCCATTAACTTTTTGCCCGGAAGGTACTGAGAAACCAAGTCATATACATCTACCTGATAAGCACGCAGCGTTGAAATTGCTTCTTCTTTTTGCTCATCTGTGTATTTGATTGAATACTTGAGATCATACCACGGGAAGTAGCATTCGGTCCTCACTTCATAATCCTGCGGGAACATTGATGAAGTGTTTTCTGAAATTGTGACTTTAGCTTTAAAATCGCCAAACGGGGTAGAGATGGTTCCCATCTCTTGATTTATGTAAGAGGCCAGTCCGTCAACAGTTGAAAGGTCATAAGTTTCGCTGATCTCTTCTCCTGCTTGGAAATTATTATTATCCGATTGAACGTCAGAATTTCCGCTAGTTATAAGAACGGCGTTGTTCGCTCCGTCCCAATCAATGCTAACGCCAAGTGCTTCGCTAACCTTTCTAATCGGAAGATATGTTGTCCTTCCGCCAGTGCTGTCAATATAAACCAAACCAGAAGGAGCATTACACCCATTCCCAAGAGGATAAGACCCTCCCTGCCAAACGATTGTTTTTCCGTCTACTTCGACGTTTGGCGATTTAAAACTAATCTTTCCTGTTACGCTAAATTCAGGGAAGTCTATACTTATTTCACCCATTGAAACAGCAACGGCTCCGATGGAAAAAGCAATGACGAGTACGGCAAAAAGAAAACCCATAACAAAAGCTCTGATGTTTTTCATTTGATTTGCTCCCTTCTATGTTAGTCGAAATAAACCTGATCGCCAATCTGAACCATGACCAGCGACACTTTATCCCCGTCCACCTTTGCCATGATTCCCCAAGTTTCTTTCAGCATGGCTCCGTAGCTGTTTTCCGATTCAACGGTTCCTGCCATCATGTATACGCCGTCTTCACCTTTTTGGAATTCGCAGTCAGACATACTGCAAAACTTCGCACTGGAAGGGGATTTCAGGTGGTTCTTCACGCATTTCTCAGCAAGAGTATACACGCCTTCCATGATTTCATCGGAAGAATACTTGGACGAGCTAGACTGTGACGAACTGCTCCCACTATAGCCTGAATAACTCGTGGACGAACTACTTGTACTTGAAGTTCTGCTTGATTCAGATGATGATTTTGGTCTGCCACTTGTCACGCCATTTATAATCCAGATGGTAATTAACGCTGTTGCAAGAACCCCAATGACGATTACAGGCATATGGTCTTTCTTTTTTGCGGATGTTTTATAGTTTCTTCCACCTGACGGAATGGCGGCTTCACTCACCGGTTGTTCCTTCTTCGGCTCGCTGGCTTGAACCGATGGCGAAGTTTCAAAATCCATAGCCCATTCAAGTGGATCTTGCGAAATTGGATATCCACAATTAGGGCATGAAAGCGCCTTGCCACTTACTTCTCGCCCACATTCAGGGCATTTGATTAGAGCCATTGCAAATCCCTCCTTAAATTCTCCCTAGTTTATCCTACCATACCATTCCATATTTTCAAGCGCTTCCGTCGAAATTTGTAAATTCTGACGGAACGCCCCACTATCCTTCTACCTGCATTTCGCATTTGTCCCGCCCGTTCTTAAATTTTCTTGGTTTGTTGACATTATGTTATTGTACCGTTAAAATAAAAAAGCCCACCTTCCGGTGGGCGGGGCGCTGCATGGAGGTGGCAGACGGTCCGCACTTCCTATAAAGGAGGTGTTGCGCATGGCTACATGGACTGAGATCTTCTCGTTCTCCACCGTACTCATCGCATTTGCGGGTTTGATTGTTCAGATCTGCAAAAAGAAATGACCGCCATCAGCATAAAGGTTAGGTCAAATCCCATAGGCATCCTTGGCTGACCGCTTGTGGCAGCGCCCCTTTTTCTTCATTATACCGCAAAAACTGAATGTGTCAATGAAAACCAGAACCGTCCGAACGTGGATGGCTCTGGTTTTCTTGGTTTTCAACCATTTTCGTGGCCTCGCGGAAATGGTAACTTGCGTATAACTTGCTTACAACTTGCTTACAACTTGCGTGTGTTTTTCGTGCGTTTCGCGTGCTATTTTCCCATAGCTGAATGGAGTGTTGCGACCAACTTGCGACCTGTTTGCAATCAAATTCGCGACCTCACGAAGTTGATTCAAATCCGCACAACGGCAGACTTGTACAGTTTCTTCACACCGTTCACAACAACTACCTCGCGGTTCTGCGAAACGATTTCCTTCCCGTAGATTTCTATCGGTGAAATGTTGTTCACTTCACAGACAGCCTCCAGCGCCACCAGATCGCCGGGCTTCAGCGGCAATCCAGTCGAGGCGGAAATAAATTCGTTTTCTTGGTTTATCCGGTACTCTCCGGGTTTGTAGAACATCGGCATCCCTCCAATCTCATCCCATTCTAACATGTGGATTCTGAAATTTCTACATGACTCGGAAATTTAGGCGGGATTGCAGAGTTCATAACCGTACCGCTTGATGTGGGACAGGGGATAGTACACATTCTCAGCCCGCGAAATCCATACCGGATTCTTGCGGTTGCTGATTCTTCCTTTTTCGAGCACGATGTTTTGACCACGCTTCTGAACTGTGATTTTCGCACCAAGCGGGAGATTTTGCAGACTGTTCAGATTTTTCCTATCAGCAGCCTTTTGCGCCGCATTGTTCCGGCAATCCTCTCGCCATTCCAACGCCCATTCGTCATCGCGCAGAGAAAGCAAATTCAGAATGGAAACCGGGCATTCCCGTTCACAAGGCCCCATGGATTCATCCATGTCCTTGTAACCAAAGTTGCAGTATTCGCGGCTGTCTACGCTCGTCAGGCATACACCGGCGAAAACGTAGGGCTTCTGGCCAGGTCTGGTTCTCTCACAAGCACCATACCACGTCGCGCCCACCATTGCGGACTTCAAAACGCGGCATTTGTCTCCGGTTTCTTCATTGTTCCATGTGTACAGATCGTCGCACTCTGCTTTGCGGTCGATGTTGCCCCTTCTATCGTAGAATTTCGCACACTGCCAAGTCCAGCCCATTTTATGTACCTCCCAGTTTTCTTGGTTTTTCTGTTCTGCTTTTGTATCTACTGGAAGCGGGAACTTTGTCCCGCCTCCGGCAAACTTTTTGTCAAATGGAATGATAGAACATGCTGTCGATGTAGTCACCGATGCAGAGCGCCCACTTGTCGCCCTCACACGTCCAGCGGATTTTCGGTGTTCTTCGGATGTTCTCGCCTGTCGTCTGTTTTTTCAGCGTGACGGTCGTTGCGGTCGATTTGACAATTTCCCATACCTGTTTGACGCGATGTCCATCAACATATGCGCCGACTTCAAATGTTTCTCCAACCTTGAATGGGTGCGTCGGCTTTATCGTTTCCTCTGCTTTAACGATTTCCAGAATCTCGGCGTATGCGGCAGTCAGATTGAATCCGTTCGGGGTGCGATAGATAATGTTCTTCGGGCCAGTTCGCAGGACGGTGCAGTCGTTGTAATGTTTGATTTTCACGACGTAGCCCGGCTTGATGTTTTCCTTGCTGAACTGCACGCCGCCCAGCTCGTCGATGCAGGACTGATAATAGCAGAGGCGGGAAATCTCGGATTCCAGACGTTCTTCTGCGTCTTCGATCCAGCGCTCGATCTCTGCACGCTCGATAGGCGTACCATCGAAGTGCTTCTGCTGTTCTCCCATTCCGTCGCATTCCAGCATGGCATGGTAATGGTCAAGATTTTTCTGGATGGCCTTGATGTTCTTCTGTGCGTCTTTCACGCGGCGGTCGCAGAATGCCTTATCCTTGGAATTTTCCAGATTTGCTGTTCTGCGTGCGACTTCCGCACGCTGGGCATAATACTCGGATTTTTTGAACTCTTCGAATCCACGGTCAAACGCGGCAAACATGCGCTCACGCTGCCGGGTGAACGCGCGGCCTGCGGACGTGTTGATGTTCGGCTGCGTGAAGAACGCGATATCGCCGCGCCTGTTCTCGATGGGCTTTTGCAGGGCTTCGCCGCGCTGTGCTGCCGCGTCGGATCTCGCTTCCATCCGGTCAGCTCTGGCCGCTGCCCGGTCTGCCTGCCGCTCCATCTTTTCCTCGAAGGTGAGTTCTTCGCCGGTCTTGCCCTGATACTCCGCACCAAGGTCTTTTGCTATGCGCTCAACATAGGAAAGGTGCGGACGCTTTGCACGGCTTACCCAGCAGCCGCCACGACGGGAGAAAAGGAAGTTGCTTCTGATCGTGGACTTCGTTTCGTCCGGCATGTCCTGATATTCTTCTTTCGAGAAGTGAAGTTCGAGTTTGTCTGTCTCGCGGTTGATGATGTAATACATTTTGATTGCCTCCGTATTCTGTAGTGTTTTGTCCTCTTGGTTTTATATCTACTGAAAATCTCAATTTGTCCCGAATATAAAAAAGAAAAGAGCGAATAGTTCTCTGCAATCGTTCATCGGATGCAGTATCAAAAAACTTTGCACTCCGCTTTCAACTTTCCCAGTTTCTTCGTTATGCCGGGAATCGTAAATGTACCGCGGAGTGCCGTTTTTTCTCCGGGATGCCGAAGAATTACACGCCATTCGAATACGATTTTGCTGCGTTCGGCTGCCTGCATGTGGTCGATTTCCTCTGACGAATACCGCATATCGTGGATTTCCATAAATCGCACACCTGTTTCTTCCTTGAAAAAAGTGTACATCTCCGGCATTGTTGCCTTAATCCTGATGCGACTTTCCATGTTATGTCCTTTCTGCCCTCGTAACCTCCGGGGCGGGAATGGCGTTTGCTTACACTTATGTATCTACAGGGGAAAGCGGTTTTGTCCCAGCCTACGTAAAAAACCTAGAGGCTCAAAATATCGTAGACTTCCTGCGACTCGTACCGGATAACAGCGCGGCCCTGATCGTCCTCCCCATCGTACATCGGCCCGCAGAAATTCTTGAGCTTCGGCGCGCCCTGCAATTCTGCCCGGCACGATACGCTACGGAACTCGCCGGAAGTCTCAAATGCTTTTTTTAAGTGTTCGGCAGTTTCATACGTTTCGACAATCATACGAGGCTGCGGGTCATCCGGGTTCATGCTGACAACCTTGTAGACCTTACCCTTCTGCTGAATTTCTGCAAGGTGGACGCGCTCTGATTCCTCGGCAATCTTCTGCTCCTGCGGGAATCCATCAACCAGACCGTAGAACATATTCTTGTCAAAGCAAAGGAAGCTTCTGGGCTGCTCCCATGTTGTTTCCTGCCATCCGGAGAAGATTGCCACGGGTTTTGTGCCATAGACACGCATTCCATAGACTGAGCGGCCACCGCGCTTTTTGAAGTAGATCGTCAGCGCGTCTTTGTACTGCGCATAAGGCTTGATATCTGCGGAATGTGCGTTGATGTGCAAAAAGTACACACCGCCGAACTCACTTTCGGTTACGATGGTCATTTTGGGATTCTTGGAACCGGCTGCTGCGTTCACGGCATCGGCGATTTCCTGGTAGATTTTGAGCTGTTTCATTGTATGTAGCCTCCTGTTTTCTTGGTTTTCTCTATACCTTTATTGCTACAGGGAAAGTACGTTTTGTCCCACTTGCATTCATTTTTGTGTTTTTTGTTAGTGGACTGGACATTGGAACAGAACGCAAAGATCGGCTCTGCTGGCAATCTCGTTGATGCGCTTGGGGGTTGTGCTGCCGAGGGAAAACACGGCGATAAAGTTCACGTGGCAATCGTCCGGGGTGAAGATCGGCTTGCACTCAACGCCTAGGGCGCGAAGATGGGTTGTGACGTTGGCAGCCTCTGTGACCTCGTGCAGCGCGTCGGCGTAGCACTCGCGGTAAAGGTCCACGCCGTATTTGTCGCGGATGGCGTCGAGCTGGTCCACGTCGAAAAGCTCAGTGAACGGCTCGTATCTGTGCGGGGTGGACAGGTGCGCGGCGATGATCTCGTTTCTGCAAGGCCAGTATCCAGCGGTTTTCATTTTGTGAACCTCTTTTCTTGGTTTTCTTTCTGTACACCTATATATCTACCGGCGCAGCGTCATTTGTCCCGCTGCGCCGGTATTTTTTTATTCGACTTCCTGCTTGGAGATTTCCCAACTGTAGACCGTGGCCTGTTCCAAATAGTCGCGCCCACACCGGCCGAGGTGAATGCTCATGGGCTCGTCCCACGACATATCTTCGTCCCAGAAATCTTCGTCGTACTCCGCGCGGATGGCTCCGGCTCCGGCCACGATCTGCGCGCGGGCTTTCTCGATCTTTTCAAAAACGCCCAGGACTTCTACGCCCTCATTGTCGGGCGTATCCCAATGGTGAACCACTACAAAAACTTGCATGATTTTTCCTCCATCAAATGTAGTACCAGACGATGAACTTATTTTCTCTGCCGTCGGCGGATCGCCACGGCGTCATGTGCGCCTTGCGGCGCTGCTTTTTGCGAGCCGCCACAAATGCGGCGGCTTGCTGTTCTGTGCTGAAAAATTCAAAGGTTTTGCGGTGCTGGTTTCTTCTCATGCTGTTTCCTCCTGACTGATGCGCAGCTCGTGAATCAGGTCTTGCAACTCACGCAGTTTTTCTGCCTGTTCGTTTGTCGTGGTCTCATCATGGAAGAAGTCGCTGAAAACTTCATCGATGCTTCGGATGATCTCGCTGTATTTCATGGTCGTGCCCTCCTGTTTATGCTGCTTCCGTTTCCGCGAACTCGGCGCGGATTTTCTCAAGACAGAATTTCTTCACGGCTGCTCGGCTCATGGTTTTTTCGTCGTAGCTGTTCGGCCTGTCCCAGACGCGGACGCGAAAAACGCCGTTATCAATGTCCGCAATTTCGCGGTATATGCAGACCGTCAAACTCCCTGTGAAATAGATTTTCAAAGCGTTTAATGTGCTTGCATCGCTCCGGAAGATCTTCATGCCTGAATCAAACAGTTTCGCGGCGGTTTCTTCGGAAAATGCAAGGGCGTGCTGCTCGACGGTTTCAAAACAGCCGAAGACGTTTTTTGCGTCGTAGTTCGCAATGAATTGCATGATGCTGCCCCCTCTCACAGAATGAACTCGATGAGCGAGTCCGCGCACAGGATAACGATGAACATGACTGCGATGGCCGCGCCGGTGAAGAACATCTGAAAGCCAGAAGATTTATAATAGTTTTTCATGTGTAATTTCCTCCGTTTCGGTAGTTTTCTTTACATTTATTACTCTACCGATAGGGCGAGATTTGTCCCGCCCTTTTGCCGGATTTTTAACTATTTTCGAGTTTCCACGCTGCCCAAATCTCCGGCACATCTTCGCCGAGATTCAGCCGTTTGAAACAGAACATCATGAACCGGACAAATTCGTCCATGTCATCGACTTTTCCAAGAAGTTCTCTGAATTCGTTTTCCATGATATTTTCTCCTTTACTGCTCAAGCGCCTTTTTCGGCGCGTACTTGTTGATGAAGTATTTCTGTGCTTTCGGCGTTACCATGACCGTCCGGTCGATGACAGCGCCCTCTTTTGAAATGCGCGGGGATTCTTTGATGAAGAACAGGCCGAGTTCGGCGGCTTTCTGCGTGGGAAGATTGTAGTCGCTTCCGGTCTTGATCAAATAGCCATCGTTCCGCAGGAGTTCAAACAGCCGATTGCCGCCGATAGGGAAGCCGTTCTGCGTTAGAATTTTCGCAAGCTCCCGGACGAGGATATTTGTGTCGGAGCTTGTGATCGCGTTTGCGAAGCGGACAGCCGGTGCGTCTTGTTCAATCCGCTCTTGTAGCTTTGCTACACGGTCGTTTGCGATTTGAAGCGCACGGGCCATGACCTGCTCTGGACTATTCCACGCTTTTTCAAGTTGGATAAAATACTGCCGCGCTAGTTTCCCTTTCTCTGTGCGCTGTAGCATACATATTTCTTTTGCCATCTCAATGGTGAGTTCAGCGTCTCTGGATGGTCTTCCTCCGGTTTGTGTTTTACTCAAAAATGAGTAAAAGTCTTTTCCTTCCTCAAATCCATATTCACACATTCTTGAAAACCAGTCATTGAAACGTGTTTCAACCTCCAAGGCTATGTGCAAATCCCTTGCTGATACTGTAATCCGTTCCGGGTTTTCTGTGTTCACCGGAACAATTTGTGCAAGTTCGTTTTTCATTTAGAATCCCTCCCACTGGTTCCTCCTGGTTCCATTCCGTCTTGAACGCCGAGAAGATACATACGATACGCAACGCAAGCAAGTGTATCCGCAAAGATTTCTTCGCCGGATTTGCCGACTTGTTTTGAAGCCTCTTTATGCGCCGTTTCATATGACGCCATAAATGCCTCCAAAACTTCACTGTAGGTGCGTCCTTTTGTGAAAACGCTCATGGGGATAGATTCATCTGGATATTTGTTTGCCATGTTTACACTCCTTTTCATTTTTCGGATTTTCCGATATGTATAGAAAATCCCCGAAAAAAGGTTGACCTTTTCCGGGGAGCGTAGTAATATATTTACGCTCCCCATCTTCCGTAAGATGTGGACACCATCCCTCATGCTGTCAGTCCGCCAAGATCGAACAGCGTGGGGGATTCTTATTTACCTTCCAATAAGAGAATCCCGTCTCGAATGGCTTCTGTGCGCTTCTTGCCGGTTCTTTCACAGTAATCGTCAAGAATTTTCAGCGTCTTATCGTCCAAACGAACGTGAAGCGGGTTTGATTTCGGGTTCTCTGATTTCGGGCGTCCAGTGCGTGGACTCATGTTTTCACCTCACTTCTTGTAGCCCATGAATACAATATAATTCATGTAGCCCGGAAAGTCAATAGGGAAGATTAAGGTCTAGGAGAATTTTTTCAAGACCGCTTGGCGGCGCGGCCTATGTCTTGATTCCTGTTTTCAGTATAACAAGCGGTGCAAATGTTTTTTTACATTGTTATGTCTACCTAGAAAAGGGTATAAAAATCCCCTGCGCAAAGCTGTTGACTTCCGCAGAGGTTCGTTTTATAATAGATTAAACGAACTCCTGCGAATCCTCGTAGGGTTTGTGCGATAGGGCAGAGCGTGCTAACTTTGGTCGGTGAAAACGTTCTGCTCTATTTTCATTTTTTCTTGACCGCTTGAATACCTTTTTTGATAAGTTCCAGAATTGAAAGCCCAGTTTCCTTTGCAGCAGCTTGAATTTCTGCTTTTTCGCTAGGTGTTACACGGATGTAAATTCTTTCGCTTTTCGGGTTTTCGCTGTGCGGCCTTCCTTGTGACGGGGACATCTTTGCACCTCCTTTTTTGTCCGCACAATAATTATATATTGTACGCACGCAAAAGTCAACCATAAATTTCGCGATCTCAGGAAAATTTTCTTGCTATCTTTATGTCTACCGATAGCAAGTGATTTGTCCCGGAAAATCACATAAAATATGTGTCACAAAGGTAAAAAGCAAGCCGTCCCAGATGGGGCGGCTTTTTGTATATGCGCGGATGTATATTCACTGTTTGCTGTAGACTCCACTGTAGAATCTACACGAACATCTACAGCACATCTACCCTCTTATTCTTTATTATCTTATTTCTGTATCTTAGAATATTTTAGGAAAGAAAGGGTAATAGAAAGGGGGTATGGGGGAAAGGAAAAGGGGAAGAAGCCCCTTTTTTGCGCTCTCACGCCCTCAGAGGCTCTACTTGCCGCACAGAAAAGAAATGGGATAGTTTCATCCGGCAGTACCCGTTCGGCGCTTCTGCGGCCTCCAGCGGCTCGTCAGAGGTATTCTTACGGGTGACATACTTCCAAATCGGGAAAGACGCGACAGCGTGTTCACCTTTGCGGACGATGAAGCCACGCTGTTTCCAGGCGTTGAAAGTGTGGATTTCTTCGGGGATTTCGAGTTTTTCGGTGCTTCCGTCCTCGTTTACCACGTCGAGGAAGCGGCCCGTGCCTTTGAGAATGCCGTCGTTCATTAACCGGACGGATTCGTCAAGAATGATTGCTGCGTTAGTCATGAGTAAGTACCTCCGTTTGTCTTGTCTTTCTATCTTTACTTCTACCGGAAATCGGCGTTTGTCCCGCAATGGATAAAGAAAAAACGCCGGAATTTCTTCCGGCGCTGTAATTGTGCGCGCTTATTTCAAAAAACTTTCGGCTGTTTCAACTGCCCACGCGATTGCGGCGTCGAACGAACGTATAAATTCCCGTGTCCGCATAGAACCGCCGAAGAACGTGTTCCCGACCGTCACAACGGCATCGTAATACTTGCAGCCACCGTCCGAATGCTCCGCGACCTCTGCCCGAACTTCGCGCCCTGAAATCGTGCGGCCAATTCGGCTTGAAACGTAGTTTGATCCTGCGGTCCAGCCCTCCGGCGTGTACATCTTCGAGGCCAGATAATCAGCGGGGAAGTCAACCGTGATCTTCCCGTCGTGGTAGTCATAGGCGTTGCAGTCTGCGAACATTTTCTTGTAAACACGATAAGGGATTGCACGACTTTTTGCTTTTGACATTGTAATCACTCCTTCACAAGTATTCGCTTCTGCTTATATATCTACCGAAACGCGGCCGTTTGTCCCGCTCAATCGAAAAAATAAGGGGCGATTTCTCGCCCCCATCAATCCCAAACGTGTTCTTGCACATATGCGTCCCACTCAACATTTGCGTCTTTTAACGCTTGCGCGTAGTCTCCACCGTTGATGATACTCTCAAGTGCTTTTCGGCCTGCGGCGGATTTCGCATAGTGTGGAGAATGCGACATTTTTTCCGCTTCCAAAAATGCGGCTGCGCGTGGATATTTCGCGCGCATGGCATCCATGTCATACTGCGGACGTGGACGGAGACCAACGCCGGAATCTCCGCGTTCCATATTTGCATTGAATTCTTCGTCCCAGGCTTCAAGATCTGCTAACGCGGCTCGAATCTCTTTGAGTCCGGAAATTGCGTCGATTTTCTCTTGATACTCCCGCGCGTCGCGTTTCTTAGCTGCATCGCGTTCTGCAAAGTATTCCAAAATTTCTGGTTTTCGCTTTCTCAGGTTCGCCATAATTTCAGCACGCGCTGCCGGCTCGTTCGGGAGTATGCGCGCCCAAATTTTATCTGGATTAAGCCAGCAAAGATCATATCGCCTTACGATCTCCTCAATCGTCATTTCTTCTGCTTTTTTCATGCTGCCCCCGTCCTTTACTGCCATTTTGCGGCACACCGCGCAAGAACGCGCCCGCTTCCGCTTCGAATGCTTACGGTTCCCCTGATAGCGTCGCCGTCCAAGCGTTCCGCCGATTCAATGTAAACCGTGGTTATCGTCTCGTCCTGCGTGAAAAGGAACCCGTCACCATACTCCGTTTCTGCAACTTGCATAAAGTCGGGCAGTTCGATTTCTGTGTGGAGCCAAGTACCGGGGAAGTTTTCCTTTGACTTGGCCTTTATGACGATTTTATCCGGTATGTTTCTTGCTCCGGATGGGATTCTGTAAAGATGTGCAATCATGGTGTTCATCCTTTCGTTTATTTCCTCTATCTTTCATTCTACCACATATTTCAGATTTGTCCCAGCTTTTTGCGAAAATTTTTCAACTTCTGAAATCTCTAGTTTTCTCGGTTTAGCTGGTTTCGGTGATCTGCTGGTTTTGCTGGTTTTTCCCGATTCCTGATTTCTTTGGTTTTCTCGGTTTTGATCCGTCCGTTTGTTTCCTTGGTTTTTTTGGTTTTTCTGGTTTCCTCGGTTCTTCTGGTTTGCTTGGTTCATCGAAAACATTGAATAATTATGCGCATAAAAAGGGCGCGGAAGTTAATCACAACCGCGCCGCCTGGTGTATCATATTTTGCGGTAAACGCAGCCCGTCCACGCTTGGCATGTCGTGCCGTCGCAAGTCGCGCCGCGTCGTTTGCAGTCAACGCAGATCGGATTCAGCTTCTCAGCGTCCTTTTCAAGCCATTTCACAGATTTGATATAGTCGCAGATGTCGCGGCTATATTCGCCGTTTTCAACGTAAGCGCAAAGTTCGCGCTGCACGTCGGATTCTTCGCCATTTTCCATGGCCTCGGCAATCGGCGTCACGATTTCCGGGAAAACGTCGAGGTAGCCCATGACGCCGGTGTAAAAATCGCCGGGGACATACTCTTTTCCGTTTTTACGATCAAGAATCAAATCAATAATCATTTCGTTCGCTCCTTTTCACTGGCCGCGCTTCGTGCGCGGCTTTTTCTATCTTTATATCTACGCGATTTTTCAATTTGTCCCGGCCATCGGCAAAAAAATTTTCGTAGAACGCAAAAGAAAAAACAGCGCCCGGCTTTCACCAAGCGCTGCTATACCCCGAAGTTTTCCGGGCGTTCTGTTCAGTTTTTCGGTGTCCGTCCATCAGCCCCGGAGTTTTCCGGCGTCCCTGTTCAGGCCGTCAGTCTCCCGGAGTTTTCGACCCTGCCTGTTCAGGCGGTAGGTCCCCAGAATTTCCGGGAGCCGACTGTTCAGCAAGTAAACGTTCGAGGCGCCTATTTAGTGCATCGATAGTATCTCCGCTATGCGCTTTGATCTCAGCCGCGCGCGCAGATTCGAGCAAAGAAATAGCGGCCTGTTTTTTCTGCCACATTTCAAACTCGCGCGCTGCCGTCGATTCCACTGCACGACGGATAAACGCAGACGCGCCCTTATCACCTGCCCGCCAGGCGGCCCCCACTGCAACGCTTAAAATATCGCCTGAAATCGTGAGCTTGTTTATATCGGCGGGCGGAACATAGCCTTTTATGATTTCTGCATACATAAGTATGTAATTCCTCATTTTCCGTGGATCGCACGAAGGCACCGTAGCCCCAAGATGATATACATCATAGTTTTGCGCGTGTGCAGTGTAGTGGCATCTATGGCATAGTGTAACGCCGTTCTCAATATCAAGCGCGTCAGCCGGGAATTTTGTTCTGCTCTTTATATGGTGCGTTTCGAGTTTTTCCGTACTGCCACAATAAATGCACCTGTTCCCGTCCCGACTTTTTACGACCTTCGCCCAGTTGCCTTGCGTAACATAATAAGCCATAAATTCACCCCCTGTTTGTTTCTGTTTTGTATTCTACCGGGTTTCACATGTTTGTCCCGGCTATAGCCGTATTTTTTTATTGCGGCTTTTCCGGGCTTGGTTCGATCTGCTGCATGATCGTCTGTCCGTCCGGGAGAACGAAGCCGACCACGACACCGCACCCATACGCGCCCGCGATCTGCTCCAAGTCCGCGACGCTCCAAGTATTGCGCTTTAGGCGCTGGCTGATGTTTTGCGGCGTACTATTAAGCCGCCCGGCCATATCCGCCGCTGTGCTATCACACTCCAGAAGCAGCCGCTTTATCATTTTTGAGATATCCATACATTTACCACCTTTCCGCGCCGCCTGTCTTTTTATCTACCGCGTGCGCTGGATTTGTCCCGATTATAAATCATTCAGTTGAATTTGTCAATTATAACAGAAAAAACATCAATTATTTAGTCAATCTGCCGATTGAAAAACTAAACCGTATAGTTTATAATCAAGCTATCAAATGAAACAACGAACGCCCCGCAAGGGAAAGGAGAAAAACATCATGGCATACAACTACAAAATCGGCGAGCTGAAAGATAACGCCCGCTACACCGTCCACACCGTCGACAAGTGGGACGGAAGCGCCAAGACCGAGACAATGACCGGCGCAGTCCTCAAGAGCTTTACAAACGGATGTGCCCACCTCTACGACATCCACGCCGAGGAGATCACCGAGCCGCAGGAAGCCCAGGAGCCCGCCGAGATCATGAAGCAGGCGGGCGCGCTGGAGCTCCCGCAGCGCGTCGCTCTGTACGTGCCCAGCACCACGGACACCGACAAGCCCACCGACAACGCCGCACAGGTTGAACGCGTCGCCCGCGAGTTTTGCGGCTGGTTCGGCGGCGCAACCGCCCAGGAATCAACCGGCTTCTGGATGTCCGACACCGCCGGACTGGTCCGGGAGGCTGTGACCATCGTTTACGCGGCCTGCACCGCCGACCAGCTCCGCGAACGCCTGCCGGACGTGCTGAACCTTGCGCAGCAGATCAAAGCCGAAATGCAGCAGGAAGCGCTTTCGTGCGAAATCGGCGCCACTCTGTACATCATCTAACCACCAACCACCCCGGCGGCACACGCCGCCGGGAC